AATCATCCGTCGATATACTTTCGAAAGTGTCTGAAAGCGTCATGTCCATGCGCGCCAAGAAAAAACGCGGGTTTTTTGCACTATCCCGCAGCGCTGGATCGGCGTAGTCAATCCATAGCATTAATTCCGTTTTATCCGCCAATGCTCTACTCCAACAAGGCATCGCATTGTTATGCCAGCTCAGATCACGGAACCCTGCCGGCAAATCCACATCTAAAATAAAATCAGGAAATTCGGTTTCATAACTCATTGCATCACCTCATATAAAATTTAAATTGTGCCTGTTGTATTCTAACGCGTAAAAATTCCACTGCGTAAAATTTTCGCTACTTTTCCACATTAAAAAATCAACTCTTCCGCATCTGTAAAATGGATTTTCAGAGTGATGCAATCCGACATTAAATTGCTGATTTCGCATCGGGAAAATTCCGATTCGGTGTCTGGGATATCAAAAGTTGCATTTTGTAGCCGGTAATATTCGTCCATAAAATTATCTAATTCGATTGCTTCGATATCATCTAGTCCAGAATAATCCTCATTAATGATTGCTGGGGCATAGTGCACGCCGATTGTAAATTCGTAGTAATTGTTAAGCATAATTTTTTTCCTTTGTTTAGTCCGCTACTTTTCCACATTAAAAAACAATGTTTTGTTTAAAATAAAAACACTATTATTTCCCAGGTTTTGATAGGTTTTACCTATAACTATTCAATTCACGACGGGCGGCAGCGTATGCGCGGCGGTATTCTCTGCGGATAACGTCCGCTAGTGCATCGCGTGATGGACTAATGAGAGTCGGGCCCATAATTTGCAGCCGGTTGCATACCTGCCGATTGTCCGGATCGGTGCGGATATAACCGCCGTCCGGTGGGCAGTAATATGTCGTTTCATGGCCGGCGTGTGTCAGTGTGACGGAACCGCCAATGTTTACAGTGATTTTCATTTTAATAGTCTCTCCCTAAAATTTGCACGAATCCGTTTTCCTCTTTCTTTGCTTTACCTTTTGCATACAGTGCCACTACTACGCGCGACGGTTCGATATGACGCACATCTGTGTCGTCTCCGTCTATTACCTGCCAGCCCCTATATGTATTCGGAATTTCTGAACGCTTATAAAAAACCACTGCGGTTCGTTTGTTTGCTGGATTAGTCAACCCCTTGATGCTGATCGGTTTCGGCGTGATTGCTGAGAATGAATAAGTAAGATCATAATTTCCTGCGGTTTTGCCGTCTAAATTTCGCGATGGGTGTTTTGTGTAATCGTAAAACTGAACATTTGCGAAAATCTGAAAAATGGTTTTTCCGTCGATCAAAATATTTTCAAAGGGTATATCACTCGTCCCATTTGGGCGGACTAGTGGGATCAGTGCTAGCCGGTCGGCTTTGCGTGCCAGTGACCATATATCGGCACAAAGCGACAACATGAATGCCCGTTGATTGGTTTTGAAAAATTCGGTTTTTTCCGCTCGGGCTTTTTGCACAGAATTGAATGCTCCTCTTCCTGCCGATTTTAAACAAGGGTCAAAACAACCTGCCATTATTGCGAAAGGGCATAATTTTGCATCTGGCACTAAATACACAATACCGGTTAGATATCCGATTTTTTCGCCCTTGATTGTCTTCGCGGAGGACTCTCCCAAAATTGTGCGGTAGGGTAAACCTTCGGCTTTTAACTGTAGTTTGTAGGGGTTTTGCATTTTATTTTTCCTCAAGTAGTGGCCGGTCTAGCCGGCCTATTGGTTTATTTAACTTTTGTAATCTTTCCGTTTTCCATCAAAACCTGTGCAAAAAATTCACGCCCAATGCCTGTGATATGCGGACGGTTCGCACCAGTAAGCCAACCATCGGGGCGATATTGTTCACCGAATACAGACGTTTCCGTATAGCGTAAGGGTTGGCCTGTTTGCTCTTTTAATACTTTTTTGCTGGGATAATTGAAAATTAGCATTTTGGTTTTCCTTTATTAAATTGTAAATTCGGGTTGATCTACTGCTAGCGTGTAACCCAAACTTTTTATATGCATTAGAGAATTGCCGGTCAGGGTTTTGGTTCCTGCCAGTGCTGCGAAAATTTTTGCTTTCGGGCAAATTGGGTAAACGGTTTCGATGCCGTAAACGGTTTTAATTCTTACTGTGATTTGCATTTTCTTTTTCCTTTAGTTTGCTTGATGGTTTAAGTAATCGGCATAAATCCGCAGCGCGTCGTTTTTAGTGGTGAAATGCCCAAAATGCACGAATGCATTGCCGCGTCGCACATATAAGCGGAAACCGCAGTCTGTTTGCTCGAATCTGTAATCTGATGTTTTCATTTTCTTTTTCCTTTGTTAGTGGATCAATACTCGTCGCCGAAACGGCAATTTGCTCTTGCTTCCTCACGAATGGAAACAAATTTGCTTAATTTTTTAATCGCATCGGTCAATGTTCCGGCTGTGCCGATTTCCTCTAATAACTCTGCATCTGAATAGCACTCTACAAAAACGTCAAACCCTTTATTGTAGTTTTCTGTGCAGTACTGTTTAACTTGATCTAATAGTGTCAGCATTTTTTCCTCTGTTTGTTGTCGATTGTAATTTTGTATTGCATCACTACTGCGCTACATATTGCAAGCATTGTGCCAAGGCTAAAACCCGCATTCTGCCGTCGCTGCATCGCAATAATGTGTATCAATTTGTTCCATGTGTACCGAACAGGTGTCACATTTTGGGACAATAGAATAAGGCTATGAAATCCAGGTTTTGATAGAATTTGCATATACCGGTTTTGTTCTGGTATATTTCGGGTGAATTAACTAGCGCAGCGGGACGGCATAATGACCAAAACAATGAGTAGAGCACAAGCAAGGAAGGCAATAAGAGAGATGCCAATAGAAAACATTCTATTAGTAGGTAAATCGGATTTAACGGCAAAACAAAAAGCCTTTGCGCAGGCTGTGGCATTAGGTAATACGGGAGCTGAAAGTTATCGGATAGCGTATGACACAAAAGCAAAGCCAAAACACCAAGGCAACAAAGCCAGTGAATTAAAAGCGGACGAGAGAATACAGCGGGAAATACAGGCTTATATGCTGGCAAATGAAGCAGCGAAATATCGAACTAGTGAAGCTCTTCGCAATCTAGTAATCCAATCACTAACGCAGGTACTGATTAATCCAGATACTAAAGATGCCCAGCGAGTGCAAGCGGCCAAGGTATTAGGCACTGTAACGGAAGTGGCAGCATTCACCGAGCGGCGCGAAGTTATTAATTCAAGCGGGTCAGCGGCAATTAAGGAAAAAATACTGGCGGAATTAAAAACATTAATGCTGGGAAGTAATGGTGATGTGACCGATATTGATGCGGACGATTTATTGTCTGAGCTTGCACCATCAACTCAGCCGGATGACATGGAAAATGTGATGCCTGATTCTGACGAACCCACCCACCCCCGACCACCCCAAACTGAGGAAAGTCGGAGCCAGGATTCTCTACATATTAATCCACACGAACGATCCACTCAGATATCGAATACCTTCCGGAGCGACAACTCCTCGGACTAACTTATAGGGAACCACCCCCTATGTTTTCAAAATAACATGGGTGGGGGGGTATATAAAATTTAGAATCCGTGTGTTAAATAAATGATAATCTACAAACATTGTAAGTGTATGACCGTCATATTTGTTAAAGTAAAGTCTTAAGAGTTGATTATGGAAATATTGATTAATAGAGTGATGAGTAGGCGTAGCAGGGTGCTTACGTTAGAGGCTTGTTTGGGGATGAAGATGACGCCAACGCAGAGGGAAGTATTTATTATTGTGGATGAGTGGTGGAAGCGGTATAGCTTTGGTCCGTCTATACGGGATATTTCTATTGCTAGGAATAAGAAGGGGCTTGGGAATACGAAGGAGATTATAGATAGGCTGGTCCGGCTGGGGGTTTTGAAAAGGTTGAAGGGGGTGAGCCGGAGTGTGCGGCCTGTTTACATTAACTTTAGAAAACTGGATTAAAAATGAAAGAATACAAAGAGTGGAAGATGAGACAGGATATTGTTTTGCAGACGATGGATCGGGTATTGGAAGTTACTAGAACTATGGCGAACTTGGATGAGGCCATTAGGACTATGGAGACTATACGGGATATTGAGGCTGTGAAGATCTATCCGCATATGGTTGATGTGGAGCTGTCTCCGGCGAAGATGCGTGAAGTGTTGAATAGTCCTTGGAGACCGAACGAGTAATGGAAATCGCCGATATGATTGCGCAGCTTCCAATTAACGAGCAGGAAAAGTTATTGGAGCAGGTATCACAGTATAAGGATGCTGTTGAGAGGGAGAAGGCGCAAAAGAACTTTATGCCGTTTGTAAAGTCTATGTGGCCTGGGTTTATACATGGGCGGCATCATGCTGTTATGGCGAAGAAGTTTGAGGAAATAGCTGAAGGGAAGTTAAAGCGGTTAATTATTAATATGGCTCCTCGGCATACTAAGTCTGAGTTTGCTTCTAATATGTTGCCGGCGTGGTATTTGGGGAAGTTCCCAGATAAAAAAGTTATTCAGGCTTCTAACACGGCGGACCTTGCTGTTGGATTTGGACGTAAGGTTAGGAATTTAGTTGATAGCGAACAATATGCGAAGATATTCCCAGGCGTCGCTCTTCGGGCTGACTCTAAGGCTGCTGGCCGTTGGTCTACTAACCACAATGGCGACTATTTTGCTATTGGCGTGGGTGGTACTGTTACCGGTAAGGGCGCTGATTTACTTATTATTGACGATCCGCACTCAGAGCAGGAGGCTAGGTTAGCGCAGGCTGACCCAACTGTGTTTGATAGTGTGTATGAGTGGTATACATCTGGCCCTCGGCAGCGATTACAGCCTGGCGGCGCTATTATTATAGTGATGACACGGTGGTCGGATAAGGATTTGACCGGCAAAATCCTAAAAAACTCCGATTCTGAGTGGGAAGTCATCGAATTACCGGCAATTATGCCTTCTGGCAAGCCTTTATGGCCTGAATTCTGGTCATTAGAGGAGCTAACTGCACTAAAAGAGGAGCTTCCGCCGTATAAATGGAACGCTCAGTACCAGCAAACACCTACTGGCGAGGAAGGTGCGATAGTAAAGCGGGATTGGTGGAAGAGATGGGAGCCTGAACGGCCGCCAAGGTGCGAGTTTATTATCCAATCATGGGATACGGCGTTTACTAAGAACCAAAGGTCTGACTATTCTGCGTGTACTACGTGGGGTGTGTTCCATTTGAACGAAAATGAGAACGATGTAAACATTATTCTGTTGGACGCCTATAAGAATAAGATGGAGTTTCCTGAATTGAAGGATACGGCGAAACGGTTTTATGATGAATGGGAGCCAGATGCTTGTATTATTGAGGCTAAGGCGGCTGGGGCTCCACTTATATATGAATTACGGGCAATGGGTGTTATGGTTTCGGACTATACGCCGGTACGTGGCAATGATAAGTTTGTGCGTATTAACTCAGTGACAGACTTGTTCCGCTCAGGTAAAGTTTGGGCACCGGAGACTCGATGGGCGGATGAGCTAATTGAAGAGATGGCAAGATTTCCAAATGCAGAGCATGATGACTTAACTGACTCGGCGACACAGGCATTAATTAGATTTAGGCAGGGCGGATTCTTACGTCTGGATTCAGATGAGCAAGAAGATGAGATTGGTTTCCGCCGTAAAAAATCGTATTACTAAGGATAGCTATGGCAACCAATATGGATAAATCGCTTTATCAAGCGCCGGTGGGTTTAGGTTCTGTTTTGCCGGAGCCGGATATTGAAATTGAGATTGAAGATCCAGAATCTGTAAAGATGAAGATGGGCGATATTGAAATTGAGATTGAGCCTAAAGAAATTTCTGATGATGAGTTTGAAGATAATCTTGCCGAGTATATGGATGAGAGTGAGCTATCTTCACTGGCAAATGATTTATTAGATGAGTTTGAAGACGATATTAATTCCAGAAAAGATTGGATGCAGACTTATGTAGACGGTCTGGAGTTATTGGGCATGAAGATTGAAGAACGATCTGAGCCGTGGGAAGGCGCATGCGGTGTATATCACCCTCTGTTGTCTGAGGCTTTGGTTAAGTTCCAAGCTGAAACAATTATGGAAACGTTTCCAGCTGCGGGCCCTGTTAAGACACAGATCATCGGCAAAGAAACTCCAGAGAAAAAAGAAGCTGCTATTCGTGTGCAGGATGACATGAACTATCAGTTGACTGACAAGATGGTTGAGTACCGTCCTGAGCATGAACGTATGCTTTGGGGCTTGGGACTTTCTGGTAATGCATTTAAGAAGGTGTATTTTGACCCTGCTTTAAATCGGCAAGTGTCTTTGTTTGTGCCGGCAGAAGATGTGGTTGTTCCCTACGGTTCGAGTAATTTAGAAACGGCAGATCGCGTATCCCATGTGATGCGCAAAACCGAAAATGATTTACGTCGTTTGCAAGTAGCTGGCTTTTATCGTGATATTGATTTGCCAGAGCCAACTAATACGTTGGATGATGTAGAGAAAAAAATTGCCGAGAAGATGGGCTTCCGTGCGACCAGTGATGATCGCTATAAGCTCGTTGAAATGCAGGTGTTTTTGGATCTCGTTGGCTATGAAGATCGAGATAAAGATGGCGAAGAAACTGGTATCGCTCTGCCATACATTGTAACTATTGATAAATCTTCTCAAGAGATTTTAGCTATTAGACGTAACTGGCGACCAGAAGATAAGACTAAGCAAAAGCGTAGTCACTTTGTCCACTATGGTTATGTGCCGGGCTTTGGTTTTTATTGCTTTGGTTTGATCCATTTGATTGGTGCATTTGCTAAATCTGGCACATCAATTCTTCGTCAGTTGGTTGACGCTGGTACGTTGTCTAACTTGCCTGGTGGCTTGAAGACAAAGGGTATGCGCGTTAAGGGTGACGACACACCAATTGGCCCAGGTGAATTCCGAGATGTTGATGTAGCGTCTGGAACTATTCGCGACAATATTTTACCTCTGCCATATAAAGAGCCAAGCCAAGTTCTTGCTCAGTTGATGAATCAGATCGTAGAAGAAGGTCGTCGATTTGCATCAGCTGCCGATATGAAGGTATCGGATATGTCGGCTAACTCACCGGTTGGTACGACGCTGGCAATTCTGGAGCGCACACTTAAAGTAATGTCTGCGGTTCAAGCTCGTATTCATTATTCGATGAAACAAGAGTTCCGTTTGCTGCGCGATATTATTCGTGATTGCACGCCATCGGATTACTCTTATGAGCCAGTTGAAGGCCAACGTTCTGTTAAGCAATCTGATTATGATCAGGTAGATATTCTTCCTGTTAGTGATCCGAATGCGGCAACGATGTCGCAGAAAGTTGTTCAGTATCAAGCAGTAATGCAGATGGCACAGCAGGCTCCGCAGATCTATGATTTGCCGGAACTTCATAGACAAATGTTGGCTGTGCTTGGTATTAAAAACATCGGCAAACTCATCCCTACAGAGGACGATGAGAAGCCAAAAGATCCTATTAGCGAAAACATGGCGATGCTTTCTGGCAAGCCACTTAAAGCTTTTATTTATCAAGATCAAGAAGCGCATATTACTGCGCACATGGCGTTCTTGCAGGACCCAGCTACTGCTCAAATGATTGGTCAAAACCCAATGGCGCAGCAGATGGGAGCATCAATGCAGGCACACGTAGCACAACACTTTGGCTTCCTCTATCGTCAGAAGATTGAGCAAGAATTGGGCGCACCATTGCCTGAGCCAGGTGAAGAAATGCCTAAAGAAGTTGAGCTGCAAATTTCTCGTTTGGTCGCTAAAGCTGCAACACAGCTGACGCAAAAGAACCAGCAACAAGCGGCACAACAACAGGCGCAACAACAGCAACAAGATCCAATCATCCAAATGCAGATGCAGGAACTTCAAATCAAGGCGAAGGAAGCTGATACCAAAGATCAGAAAGCCCAAGCAGATGCTGCGCTCAAAACCGCACAACTTGAATTGAAGAAGGAAGAAATTGCTTCTCGTGAACGTATTGTCGCAGCCCAAATTGCTTCGACAGAAGAGATCGAAGGCGCAAAGATTGGTGTTGATGTTGGTAAGCAGAAAGATGACCGCGAGCGTTTTGAATTAGAACAAGAGGCTCAAGGGATACAAATGGGAATGCAAATGGGTGAAAAACTATTTGGGCAGCCAAATGGTAAACCTGCGAAATCAAAACCGACAAAAGGTGAATGATGGACAAGGCATTGGAAGTAATACTTTCACAGATTCGTGAAAGACGAGAGCAATTAATTTCAGCTGTCTCACAAAGCGCAGCTAAAGATTTTTCAGATTATCAAAAACTTTGCGGAGAGATACGAGGACTCTCTACAACTGAAGGTTATATCCTCGACTTAGTAAAACTTATGGAGCAATCAGATGAGTGAAATCGCCATCGCTACAGAAAGCGGTGAAATTTCGACGCTGCCACAAACAGCTGAAGAAAAAGCAAAACAACTTCCAACTCCATCGGGTTATCACATCCTTGTGACGATCCCTGAAGCTGAAGACAAGTACGAGAGTGGACTCATCAAAGCTGATGAAACTCGACGATTTGAAGAAGCATTAGCTACTGTCTTTTTTGTTATTAAGATGGGGCCAGAATGTTACAAGGATGAGAAAAAGTTCCCTACGGGACCGTGGTGTAAAGAAGGGGATTTTGTTTTGGCTCGACCAAACTCAGGCACACGTTTGAAGATTCATGGCCGCGAGTTCCGTCTTATTAATGACGATACAGTTGAGGCAGTAGTAGCTGATCCACGCGGCATCTCAAGAGCTTAAGTTTTGACAATGCAGAAGGAGCATACAAATGGCAACAAATAATATGGAAAAAACTGAATTCGAATTTCCGGATGAAGTTGAAACAAAAGAAAAGAAATCAGCAAAGCAAGATGATGATTTTAATTTTGAAGTAGAAGACGATACTCCGCCGGCAGATCGCAATCGTGAACCACTGCCAAAAAATATTGTAGATGAACTTGATAATGATGAGTTGGAAGAGTATTCCGACAAAGTCAAAACCAAGATGCTACAGATGAAAAAAGTCTGGCACGACGAGCGCCGTGAGAAAGAACGCGCATTACGTGAACAGCAAGAGGCTATTAACTTTGCTCAAAAGATTCTTGAGGAAAATAAGAGCCTGAAACGTAAAGCAAGCACAACAGATGAGACGTTAGTAAATACATACAAAACGTCCATTGAGCTAGAATTAGACGCAGCCCGTAAGGAATACAAGGAAGCGTATGATACTGGTGATTCAGATCAGCTATTAGCTGCGCAGGAAAAGTTGTCTAACGCCAACTACAAATTGCAAAAAGTAAAAGATTATCGACCACAGCCTTTACAAGAAGAGGACTTTAGTGTAAATAATCAGTTGCAACAGAAACAAGTAAGTCATCCTGACCCAAAGGCAATTTCGTGGCAAGAGCGAAATAAATGGTTCGGTGAGGATGAAGAGATGACAGCATCTGCACTTGGTCTGCACGAGAAGTTAGTAAAACAGCACGGTATGGCGTATGCTACGACCGACGAGTATTACAAGCGTGTTGATGAAACGATGCGTAGACGCTTTCCTGAATCGTTTGAAGGGCAAGAAGAACAGCCTGAAAAACAAAGGTCAAAGCCATCTAACGTTGTGGCACCTGCTAGTAGAAGTACATCCTCCAAACGGATTACTTTAAAGCAGTCGCAAATTAATATTGCGAAACGCCTTGGGTTAACAAATGAGCAGTATGCTCGTGAAATTATGAAAATGGAGGCCAACAATGGCTGAAAACAAAGTTAGTCGTGATTTAGAAACGCGTGCCGTTTACGAGCGCCCCAAGCAGTGGGCACCCGCAGAGCTTTTGCCAGAACCAGACAAGCAACCCGGTTTCGCGTACAGATGGATTCGTACTTCAACGCTTAATAATGCTGACCCACGTAACCTTTCGGCAAAACTCCGTGAAGGCTGGGAGCCGGTTAAGATTGAAGAACAACCAAAATTTCAACTGCTAATTGATCCGACGAGTCGCTTTAAGGACAACATCGAGATTGGTGGATTGTTGCTCTGTAAAACCCCGATTGAGTTTGTAGAACAGCGGAACTCGCATTATGCGAAACAAGCTGAAGGCCAGATCGAGGCGGTGGACAACAGTCTTATGCGGCAAAGTGATCCTCGTATGCCATTGTTTAATGAGCGTAAATCTACGACCTCATTCGGCAAAGGCAAATAAACTTCTTTAGGAGCTATATATGGCTTATCCTGTAATCTCAGCCCCTTATGGGCTAAAACCAATCAATCTGATTGGTGGTCAGGTCTTTGCCGGCGCAACCCGACAACTTCCTATTGCTGCTACGTACACCACTGCTATTTATAATGGCGGCGTTGTTACTTTGGTAGCTGGTGGTACGATTGAAAACTCCCCGCTTGCTGATGATGCTACGCCTTTGGCTGGTGTTGTTGGTGTGTTTGTGGGTTGTTCGTATACCAATCCAAGCACGAATCAACTGACGTTCTCGCAATACTGGCCCGGCGTTGCTGGCGCTACTAATATTGTGGCTTTCATTGCTGACGATCCAGATCAACTGTTTAAAGCAGTTAACGTTGCTGGTACTACCGTCAACAATACTTCGTCAGGTCTGTTGCCTGCTTATCTGGGTCAAACAATGGTCGGCAGCAATGCTCGTCTGGTGTTGAACACAGGTTCGTCAACAACGGGTAATTCTAAAGTTGGTATCTACAGTGCTGCTGGTGCAACCACTGCTAGTCTGCCACTGCGAATCGTCGATGTGGTGCCTGACACCGCCAATTCGGCTGGTGCCTATGTTGAGTTCATCGTTAAGCTGAACTTTGGTTACCATTCGTACAATAACGCCGTCGGCATCTAAGGAGCTAAATCATGGCTATTTCACGCGCACAACTACTTAAAGAACTGCTCCCGGGCTTGAATGCTTTGTTCGGCCTCGAGTACGCTACTTATGGTGAGCAACACAAAGAGATCTACGAAACTGAGACCTCTGAGCGTTCGTTCGAAGAAGAGACCAAGCTGTCTGGTTTCTCGGCTGCACCTGTTAAAAACGAGGGCTCTGCCATCGCTTATGACAACGGCCAAGAAGCATGGACCGCTCGTTACAACCACGAAACCATCGCACTGGGTTTCTCGCTGACCGAAGAGGCCATCGAAGACAACCTGTATGACAGCCTGTCGGCTCGTTATACCAAGTCGCTGGCTCGTGCTATGGCATACACCAAGCAAGTTAAGGCCGCTAACGTCCTGAACAATGGCTTCACCAATACCGCTGCTTATTACGGCGGCGATGGCGTTCCACTGTTTTCGGCTTCGCACCCTATCGTGTCTGGTGGCACAAACAGCAACATCCCATCAACCCCAGCCGACTTGAACGAGACTTCCTTGGAAGCCGCCGTTATTCAAATCGCTGCATGGACTGATGAGCGTGGCCTGCTGATTGCAGCTAAACCAAAGAAACTGATTGTTCCACCAGCGCTGCAATTCGTTGCAACCCGCCTGCTGGAAACTGAACTCCGCGTCGGCACGAACGACAACGATATCAATGCAATCAAGAACAATGGTTCTGTTGCTGAAGGCTACACGGTCAACAACTTCCTTACCGATACGAACGCATGGTTCCTGACCACTGATGTTCCTAATGGTATGAAGCACTTTGTCCGTACGGCTCTGGCTAATTCGATGGATGGCGACTTCGATACTGGTAACGTTCGTTACAAGTCCCGTGAGCGTTATTCGTTCGGTTGGTCGGATCCGCTCGGAATGTATGGTAGCGTCGGTGCATAACACCAAAACCTAGGCTACATGCGGGTTTCAGAAGGGGCTTCGGCCCCTTTTTTATTGCTTGTTTTTTTATTTTTGGTAGTGTATAAAGTACCTAATACCGGGGTAATCCGGTGCGCACGAATGGCCCCCGGCCTGTTACATGCATATCGGCGCACTTAACTCGCATGTGAGGACAATCTATCATGGCAGTTTCTACTACCCAAAGTATCTGGCGTTCGGGCGGCGGCGATCAATCGCGCACCGCATATTGTGGCACTGGCCTGATGACGGCTCAGTGGTACGTCACTAATATCGCTACACAAACTGGTAATGTGCTTAATAAAGCAAGCGGCCAAGCAGTTATTCTTCCTGCTGGCGCTGTTATCACGGCTGTTACCACGCAAGTAGCATCAACCACGGCTGGTACGCTGGACTTCGGCTTCACGCTCTATACTACTGGCACAGCTACCCCTGCTGGCTTGGTTAATGAGCAGCCAACTACACGTACAGCTACTACGCTGGCTACGGCTACGCTCCCAGGCGCTTCGTTTAGCGTTCCAATGTCCACAACTGAAATGGTCTATCTGACCGCAGTTACGGGTGCATCGGCTGGTACTGGTCCTTGCTCAGGCACGGTAACGTACTATGTTACTGACCCATACGTTGGTATGCAAAGCGCCTAATAATCTGGGGGCTTCGGCCCCCGTTTGACCATTCAGGAGATTATTATGCGTCCACAAGTTGTAGCTCAAACTGGGGTAGGTTCCAGTGCGACTATTGTTACTAACACTAATGCTACCCCCTTTAATGTGGGTTTTGGTGTTGTTGCAACAGGCACTGTAACTTATACGATACAGCACACGTTTACCGAGACTGCATTTGGCGCTACGCCAGTATGGTTTTCGCACCCGACAATTGCAGCAAAGTCAGACAATCAAGACGGTAACTATGCATTTCCCGTTTCCGGAATTAAGGTGCTGGTAACTGCTGGTACTGGAACGGCTACGTTGACAATGATTCAGGCAGGAATTACCTAATGCCTTACGTTGGCTACACTGGCGTTGCTAATCAAGTTAATACAACTGATGGCTTTGGTCATGGTGTTGGCGCAGCTAATGTCCCAGTTACTAACGGGGATGGCGAAAATGTAGGCGCTAGTGGTGTAGTTGATTTGTATCACGATGGCATAGTACAAGTTAAGTACTACATAGCTGACGAAACAGCCCCTGGTTACGTGTTGCAAGAAGATAGCAGCAAAATTGTATTGGAGTCCTCCTAATGGCTGACCAGAAAATATCGGCAATGCCGACTGCTGCTGTACCCTTAACGGGTGCGGAGCTAATGCCCCTTGTCCAAGATGGCGCTAACGTAAAGTCTACGATTAGTGCGTATGGTGACTATGCCCGTACAAAGTATTTTAACCACGGTGCGTGGCAGGATACGACTACTCAGACAGGATCAATTACTGCCGGTACGCCATTTACGTTTAATACGGCAGACGTTACGGATGGTGTAACTTTAGTTTCTGGCTCACGTTTAACGGTTCCTGTTACTGGCGTGTACAACATTCAATGGTCTGGGCAATTCCAGAATGTAGAGAATGATATTGAAGGTGTGCATGTTTGGTTGCGCATTGATGGTGTAGATGTTCCGGGTTCTGCTGGTGATATTAGTTTGGCCGCACGTAAGTCAGCGACAATCTTTGCCCGCACAATTATTGGCTGGAATTACTTCCTATCATTAACGGCTGGTCAGTATGTTCAGATCGTTTGGATTCCAAGTGTGGCAAGCATTACTTGCCCTGCTTATCCCGCATCAACAACACCAGCTTACCCATCAACAGCTTCTGTAATCGTCACTGTTAATCAGGTAGGATAATGGCTACCAAGAAAACCCCATCCCTTGCTATCGGTCGCGGTGAAAAGCTGCCCGTATCAAAGGGTGCTGGGCTTACAGCCAAGGGTCGTGCCAAGTACAATGCAGCAACAGGGTCTAACCTAAAGGCTCCACAGCCAGAAGGTGGCCCACGTAAGAAATCATTTTGTGCTCGTATGAGCGGAATGCCCGGTCCAATGAAGGACGAGAAGGGCCAACCGACACGCAAAGCGGCGTCACTGAAAAGATGGAAATGTTGAGTATGGAAATCACAGTGGCTTGGACCGGTGGACTAACATTATTTACTGGTCTATTTGCGTATATTGCGCATGATAAGTTTTCTGAACTTGCGCGTGTAACGATTCTTTTGAACAAGACTCGTGAAGAGATTGCTCGTGATACAGCAACTAAAGCAGAAGTTGAAAGAGTTACAGATCACATTGACCAACGGTTTAACCGCTTGGAAGAAAAAATTGACCAGCTCATTAGCAAAGGTAAGTAATCATGGCTACTCTTGAAGAACAAATTCGTGAATTAGAAGCACGCAGAGCCAAGGGTGAAGTAGTCCCCCAGCTTGATGCGCTTTATAAGAAACAAGATGACCTGACCCGCAAAGGATATGAGTCTGTTGTTAATCCTAAATCTGCGCCAAAGCCTGTTAGTAAGCGTGCTGGCGGCAAAGTATCTAGTGCTTCTAAGCGTGCAGATGGCTGTGCCATTCGTGGTAAGACAAGGGCATAATGCCTACAGTATCAGCAAAGCAAGAGCGGTTCATGCAAGCCGTGGCTCATAACCCTAAATTTGCTAAGAAGGTAGGCGTGCCTACAAAAGTAGGTAAAGAGTTCACTAAATCAGGAGGCAATATGCCATTAGCTTTAAAAAAGAAATCTGTTGAAGATATGAAAAAAGATATCTTTAAACCAAAAGAGGAAGATACAGAAGTTAAATATAAGCGTGGTGGTGCAGTTGCTTCTAAAATGGGCAAAGTAAAGACTGCTGCTCCTAGCCGGGATGGCATTGCTGTTAAAGGCAAAACCAAAGGCAAGCAGATCGTTATGAAAAAACGTGGCGGTATGTGCTGATATGATGGCGTCCCGTGGGATGGGCGATATTCGCCCTTCAAAAATGCCCGGTGCTACGAAGAAAGCACGACGGGATGACACTGACTTCACTGAGTTTGTAGAAGGTGGTGAAGTATGGGATAAGGCGCGCCCTAAGAAACTTGGTAAACCTAAGAAGTTAAGTCCAGCAAAGAAGTCTGCTGCTAAGGCTGCGGCTAAAGCTGCGGGTCGGCCATACCCTAACCTGATAGAAAACATGCGGGCGGCAAGAAAATAATGGCCGATAAAGATCTTGATTTAAGTTTTCAACCACAGTTTCTTGAACTTCAAAAGAATGTTCAAGTTGGTGGAGGCCGCTTATCCGGCAAGAAAAAATTAGATGAAGATAGTGAGCTTGAGGCATATGCTGATTTAATGGGTATTCGTGGAGATAACATTAAAGGCGGCGTAAAAGTTCCTGGCATCGGCGCAAAGTATCGTAAAAAACTGGATAAAGATTCTTCTCTTGAATTCTATGGTGAGAAGAGAGACAAAAATATGGGTGAGCCGTGGCAAGCTGGGGTTACATATAGCCGAGATTTTAAAAATGGCGGCAAAGTTAAATCCGCTTCTGCTCGTGCTGACGGTATTGCTCAACGCGGTAAAACGAGAGCTTAATAATGGCATATACAACTTCCACTACAGCGTTTAACCCAACCCTCAACGATTTAGTCGAAGAGGCTTTTGAGCGTTGTGGTAGGGAGTTGCGTACTGGTTATGATTTGCGTACAGCAAGGCGTAGTCTTAATTTCCTGCTGACGGAATGGGCTAATCGCGGTATCAACTTGTGGACGATTGAGCAAGGCTCGATCAATATGATTCAAGGGCAGGTAACTTATGATCTACCTAATGATACCGTTGATCTGGTTGAACATGTTATTCGCACTGATTCCGGACAAGGTCCTAACCAAACGGACATCAACATAAGTCGGATTAGCGTTTCTACTTACTCCACAATTCCAAATAAGCTAGCTCAAGGTCGGCCAATCCAAGTTTGGATTAATCGTCGATCAGGGCAGACAACGGATTTGGTAGGAGCTACGCCTGCGTTCCCACAGATTAATGTGTGGCCGGCACCAGATCAAGGTACGATTGCAGCACCATTCTATGTATTCTATTACTGGCGCTTACGCCGTATGGTCGATGCTGGCAACGGTATTAACGTAGAAGATATCCCATTCCGCTTTCAGAACGCTTTGGTAGCTGGGTTAGCATATATGCTATCTATGAAGCTGCAAGGCGCAGAAGGCCGTACTCCAGTTCTGAAGACTCAGTACGATGAGGCATGGATGTTGGCTGCGGATGAAGACAGAGATAAAGCACCATTGCGGTTTGTTCCGCGTACCTCATTCTATCGGTGATGTATGGGAAGTAAATACGCTAGTGGTAAACACAGCATTGCAGAGTGTGACCGATGTGGTTTTAGATACAAGCTGAAAGAGCTTAAAAAGCTGACTATTAAGACTAAGCAGGTTAGTATTAAGGTATGTCCATCTTGCTGGGAACCGGATCAGCCACAGCTTTCTTTGGGCTTGTATCCTGTTAGTGACCCACAGGCAGTTAGGGAGCCACGGCCAGATACAAGTTATAGGCAGTCAGGATATAGCGGGTTGCAGTTAACGCAGACACCGCCAACAAATGTAAATGCTTTTGGTATGCCTGAAGGTGGTAGCAGGATATTTCAGTGGGGATGGTGGCCTGTTGGTGGGGCAAGTTCCAATGATGATGGGTTAACACCTAACTATTTGGTAGCGCCTGGTCTGGTAAGCAACGTAACGATTACGACTACATAGGAGTCTGATATGGACAAGAAAGAAGTTAAGAAGATCGCGGATAAAGAAGTTAAGGTCCACGAAAAGAAAATGCACGGCATGAAAAAAGGCGGTGTAGCTAGTATTGATATGAAGCGTATGGGGCGTAATCTGGCTCGCGTTGCTAATCAAAAGTCTGGTTCGAGAGGCCGATAATGGCTAAGTTTTCGCAAAAGCTAATGGGCAAAGAAGTAGGCTCTGCTGCTGTATATGCCAAACCCCATACGATGGACGGTAAAGATATGAAGCCAACAAAGAAGGTTGATCCTAGTACGCTGAATGCACGTCAGCTTGGGCCCCGTGAAGGCGTTCAACGTGTAAGCGCAGGTGATCCTGGTGCTGATGATGTTAAGACCACTGGCATTAAAATGCGTGGTACTGGCGCGGCAACTAAGGGCGTAATGTCCCGTGGACCAATGGCATAAGCATGAACTACGCGCAGCTTTCGTCAGCTATCAAGGGGTATTGCGAGAATGACTTCCCGGCAACGGTAGGATCATTTACGTCTACCGATCAGATAGACACGTTTATTAAGCAGGCTGAACAGCGTATTTATAACTCTGTTCAGCTTCCGCCGTTGCGCAAGAATATTATTGGTTCTGCATCAATCAACAATAAGTATATGGCTGCACCTGATGATTTTTTATCGGTGTATTCCATTGCGGTTATTAGTGGCTATGGCTCTACTAATGAAGAGTATGAGTTCCTTCTGAATAAGGATGTTAACTTTATTCGTGAGTCATACCCAAATCCTGGTAGCACAGGCAAGCCAAAGTACTACGCTATCTTTGGCCCCTACGTAACCAACTCTACAATCACGGATGAGCTAAGTTTTATTCTTGGGCCCACGCCGGATGCAAGCTACTTTGTAGAATTACATTATTACTACTATCCAGAAAGCATTGTTACTGCCGGCACAACATGGCTTGGTGATAACTTTGATTCTGCGTTGCTATATGGTGCGCTCATGGAGGCTGCGGCTTTCCTAAAGAGTGAGCCTGATTTAATAAGTATGTATACATCACGGTATGGTGACGCATTGGCTATGCTGAAACGTCTGGGTGATGGTCTGGAGCGCAGCGATGCTTACCGCTCTGGTCAAGCTAGGGTACAAGTCACATGATCCAGCAAGGACTAACAACAAGTTTTAAACAGCAGATTCTGCTAGGTCAACACAACCTACAAACAGATTCTCTGTATATCGCACTTTATACGGCACTTGCATCTTTAGGCCCAGATACGACGGAGTATTCGGTAGCAACCTCCGGGCAAATTACTGGGACAGGGTACACAGCAGGTGGTATTCTACTAACTAATGTGTCCGTCAATGTTTCTGGGTTAATCGCGTATGTTAATTTTGATAATCCAGAATGGGATCCAGGAGCTTTTACGGCTCGTGGAGCTTTGATTTACAACTCAAGTAAGAGTAATAAGTCTATTGCAGTATTAGACTTTGGTTCGGATAAGATATCGACCAACACGTTTACAATAACTTTGCCAGCTAACACAGCGTCCTCGGCGCTAATTCGCATAACTTAAGGAGTTACTATGTTTGATTCAAAGACAAAAGCTATGGATATTGTCTCCGCCGACGTACTGAAAGGTGCTGGCAGTGATGATCATATTAAATTTGGTGGTGTTTACCATGTAGAGTGCTTTGATGCAGAAGGCAATTCTAAATGGGCGGAAGACTTCCATAACTTGGTTGTTAACGTCGGCCTTAAAGACCTGAACGATAAATACTTCTCGGGCTCTTCGTACAACGCTACTTGGTATCTTGGCCTGATTAACTCAAGCGCTACGTTCTCTGCTGGCGATACGATGGCAATTCACGGTGGTTGGACTGAGAACGTCAGCTACACGCAGGCTGCTCGTCCTACTTTGGCTTTCGGTGGTTCTACCACTGCTGACCCATCGGTGATTACTGCTTCGTCGGTTACGTTTACGATCAATGCTTCGGCTACTATTGGTGGTGCATTCGTTTCTACTTCGGCCACTAAGAGCGGTACAGCAGGTATCCTGTTCTCAGAAGGTAACTTTACTGGCGGCAACCGCGCTGTTATCAGTGGCGATACACTTAATGTAACGTACAGCTTCTCTGCTGACGCTGCGTAATAGGGGGCTACATGGCTAATTTTACTAAGGGTCAAACCGTAAAGGTTAATACCGTGGTCCCATCAGGCCCAGTTGAGGCTTATCGCATGGATGAAGATGGGGTTATCTACTGCCTTATTTCATGGATTGATGAGAATGGTGCCACGCAAAATCGTTGGTTTAGAGAAGACGTATTGGTTGCTGGTTAAAAGCTAAAAGGCGTAACGCATGTTTGGTATCTCATCTTTTGCCGAAACGCCTTTTTCTTCACTAAGCGGAGCTACGTATAACGCTGATGTTGCTGAGGCTATATTAGTTTCAGAAACTGAAGACGCAATTATTACGTATGCTTCCGCAGTTAGTGAGCAAGTCCTGCTTACTGACATTCAAGATTCGTTAGCTGACTTTGTTGACTCTATAACAGAAGCAGCGGTATTAGATGCTGCACAGATCGCGCTAGCTGATTTTGTAGAAAGCCTTTCAGATTTAATTACTGCCACTGATACGCAGAATGGTAGCGTTGTATTTGCTGGTTCTATTTCAGAATCTGCTGCACTGCTTGATGAACAGAATACAGATAATGCCTTTAACTCTTTTGTTAATGAGTCCATTACTGGTACTGATACGCTGTTCTCTGTAGGTGATTTCTTAGCGGCTATTTCAGAGTCTTCGGTTCTCGCAGATTCACAAGCATCTCTAGCAAACTTTATAGTTGCTCTGTCTGACACTGCAACTTTTGCGGATTCACAAGCAGGTAATTTACTGTTTAGCGGAACTATCGCTGAGTCCATTCTTGCTACAGATGCCACGAATGGTAGTGGCGGCGCTGAGACAATCAATGAGAGCGCATCGTTTATTGAAGATCAGTACAACATTAACGAACAGTTTGTTAATGTAAATGAATACACGTTACTGCAAGATACGTTCGAAGGAACATCAGAACTAAACAACCAAGTAAATGAAACAGTTGTATTTACTACGGAAGAGAATGGCGGGTTCCCTTACGCTGAAGCTGTTTCTGAAACCGCAGCCATAGCAGGTATTGTAGATTCAGGTGGTATAAATTTACTTATCGCTGAGTCTATAGCCGCTGTAGATAGTGCTACAACAATTGCTACCTTGATTTCTAATGTAAGTGAAACAGCTAACTTGACCGGCATTAATAATTCTTCTGCGATACTGAATTCCTCTCTTTCAGCAAGGATAGCGTTTACAAGTGAGTTTACCCCGTTCTTTAAATTCGAGCCGATAGATACAACGCAAGTGCCGAATTGGAACACGATTAACATGTAAGGAATTATTATGGCATTGGTTCTAGCTGATCGCGTAAAAGAAACAAGCTCCTTCACAGGAACAACTTCGCCTATTACGTTGCTAGGTGCGGCTACTGGGTTTCAATCCTTTGCTGCTATAGGTAACGGAAATACTACGTTCTACACAATTACCAACCCCGGCACTAATGAGTGGGAAGTGGGTGTTGGCACGTACACATCTTCTGGCACAACGCTATCTCGCACTATTGTTCTCTCTTCTTCTAACAGTAACCTTATTGTTACGTTTACCGCTGGGGCTAAAGAAGTATTCGTAACATATGCTGCTGAAAAATCAGTCAATCAAGATGTAAGTGGTAACGTTACCATTCCCGGTACGAGTTTTATGAATGCGCTAAATTGTAGTAATGGCGCTACGTTTACTGGTACTGGCAGTAGGTTCCAAGCTGACTTTTATAATGGCACTGTTACGGATCGGTACTCGTTCCAATCCAGCTTAATAAATACATCAACAGGTATTTACGCTTTACCTAATGGCACATCGCAAGCTGCATCGTGGCAGGCTACAAACAATAGCGACCCAACCAATGCAGGTAAGATTCTCATTGCTGCGACCGCAACGGCTGCTGAAGTTGTGTCAGGTATTAATGGCTCCGGTACGTATCTACCACTAACCTTTGTTGCTAACGGTGGTGAAGTAGGTAGGTTTAATAACAGCACAGGATACTTTGGCCTTAACACCACAACTCCGGGTAGCCAGCTTGATGTTAAAGGTACACTGCGGTTATCTGGTGCTACAAGCGGATATGTTGGCTTGTCTCCTGCGGCTGTGGCGGGGACTGTAACGTACACATTACCAAGTGCTGATGGTACAACTGGGCAAGTTCTTTCAACTAATGGTAGTGGCACCCTATCTTGGGCAACTGCTGGTGGCGGTGGTGGTGGCGTAACAAAAGCGGCTGCTATAGCGTATTCAATGACTTTAGGATTCTAGGAGTAACTTATGGCTAACCCCAATATTGCAGCCCTTACAAGCATATACGGCAATACCGCGTATGTAATTCCAAGTGCTACTACAGTAAGCGTTGCATGGACTTATAACGGCACAACAGCACTAACAGGATTGACGCCAGCAGCAGGTACTGTAAATAAAATTACAGGAATTACGGTATCTAACGTAACGGCTTCTGCTGCAACAATTACAATTGGTGTGTCAAATAATCCTACCTACGCAAGCGGTACGGCCTACTATATTGCTTACCAGATTACTGTGCCGGCAGGAGCTACGTTGATCGTAACGGATAAGACAACAGGTTTTTATGTAACTGAGAACCAATCTGTTGGTGTTATTGTTGGGACAGCTAGTGCGCTGAACGTCATTGCTACTTTTGAAGTGATTACCTAATATGAGCTTAAGATACCTTGGGGGATATGTATCCTCGGCATACAATCCGTTAGCGGCTAACGTAGGCCCCGGAACTAATGTTGCCCAAACTCAGGGTATGTTTACAACTCAATCTGCTTTTGAATCCGTTGCAGCTAATCAATGGTGCACTGATCCAAACTTTAAAAACACTACGTTATTACTGCAAGCAGACAATGTTGCTAACGCATCGCAGAATAATACATTCTTAGATAGCAGCACAAACAATTATCCGATTACTAGAACCGGCACCCAAACGCAAGGATCATTTAGTCCATATAGCCAGCCCAATGGGTACTGGAGTAATTATTTTGATGGCGCTGGTGATTATTTAACAATTCCAACAAGTGCAGCATTAAATGTTAGCACCGGCAATTTTACTATTGAGTTTTGGATAAACCCAAATGGTAATAATAATTATGGAATTTTTAAATTGGTTGGAACAGGTACAACATCAAACGGGCCAACATTCACTTCTGCAAAAAAATTCGCATGGTGGAAAGATGGGAGTAGTGAAATTCTTCTTTCAACTACAATCGCCGAATACGGTTCTTGGTATCATGTTGCTTATGTTCGGTCTGGAACATCTTTTAAATTATACGTTAATGGAATTTCTGAAAGCACAGTAACAAATTCCGATTCTTTTAATTTTTCTGGATGGAGTATTGGTAGAGGTTATTACGATAACCAAATGCAAGGATTTTTATCTAATTTTAGGTTAACAAATTCAGCAGTTTATACGGCAAACTTTACTCCGCCAACTGCACCATTAACAACAACAGTACCTTCTGGAACAGTTCAATTATTAACCTGCCAATCAAACCGTTTTAAAGATAATTCAACAAATAATTTTACTCTTACTGTTAATGGCAACCCAGCAGTACAATTATTCACACCATCCACCCCGCAGTACGCATATTCGCCAGCAGTTACAGGAGGTAGCACGTATAAGATAAGAACTGATTATCTTGCAACGATATCATCAGCTAGTCTTATTACCTTTACTGGAGATTTTACTCTGGAGGCATGGGCATATTCGACGGTTACTACAACTGGAGATTGGGGGCTGATGGATGCTAGAAATACTGGTGGCACAGCCCAAAACTGGGTATGGAATATTACTGGGTATTCCAATGGATTTTTGCTGAACTTTTACACTGCTGGTACTAATCGCCAAGGCGCAACCAGAATTCCAGCAAATGCTTGGAATCATTTGGCAGTAGTCAGAACTGGTACTACACTAAAATATTACATTAATGGAGTAGTTGATCCAAACACATTTACAATCAGTGGAACCATCAACGGATCATCAGGAATTAATGTATTTCTTACTAATAACAAAGATTACGCAGCTTCTGCGGAATTTGGATCTCAAGGATACATAGTAGATTTACGAGTAGTAAATGGTACTGCTGTCTACACAGCCAATTTTACCCCACCAACCGCACCTTTGACTGTAATTACGAACACCAGTCTATTACTTAAAAATACCAACGTTGGTATTGTTGACGGTTCGCAAAAAAATAATTTAGAAACTGCCAACAACGCTCAAGTAAGTACAAGCGTTAAAAAGTTTGGCTCTGGCTCAATGGCATTTGATGGTACTGGTGATTGGGTAATTGCACCAAATAGTTTAGATTTGCAAATGCGCACAGGAAATTTTACTGTTGAAGGTTGGTTTTACTTGTCAGCATTAGGTACTGCGCGGGGATTGGTTAGTAAGGGAACAGCAACAACAGGGTGGTCAGTAAATATTACTAGCGGAAACTTTTTACAAGCATCGTATACAGCAACAAACTTAACAGGCACAGTGCCAATTCTAATTAATACTTGGTACCATTTTGCGATGGTTCGGGCTGGTTCTGCTGTTGGCAATATAAAAATATACCTAAACGGGGCATTGCAGGCTTCAAGTGCAACAGCAATTACGACAGACTTCTCTCAAACTGAGGTGCTCTATGTTGGCGCGAACAGAGTGGCTGGCGATCCTATGCTTGGGTATATGGACGACGTTAGAATTACAAAAGCTGCGCGGTACTTAGATTCATTTACCCCACCACAAATCGCATTTGCACGGCAATAGGATAAACAATGAGCGATAAATATCCGGGTAATCTTATTATTGGCCCATCTAGCGGATACTCTGTTTATTTTAACGGGGTAAATAGCTACTTAACATTTACAAAAGATTTGGGGTTAACTGCGGATTTTACTGTTGAGTTTTGGCTTTATTTAACTGCGCAACCAACCCAAGGTTTTTATTATATGGGAGTAACAACCGGCCCATATATAGCAACAGAAGCATTAAAAATGCTTATTGGTTGGCCCGGCACTTGGGCAATTAATCCTGCTCTTCCAATGCCATTTATAAATCGCTGGAATCATATGGCGTTGGTGCGTACAAGTGGAACGGTGCGGTTATATGTAAACGGTATATCTACAACAACAGCCAGTAATTCTTCAACTTTTGGTGGGTCCCAGCAATACGGTATTGGCGCAGAGAATACTGGCGGAAGTATTGTTAATAAAGAATTTTATATGAGTAGCCTGCGGGTATCTAATATTGCTAGATACAGCGGCACAAGTACAACGTCGGCCAACTTTGGCTTTCCTTCACTGCCACTTGCCAATGATGCTAATACTAAGTTTTTAGGTTTGCAAACGGCTACAATCGTAGATCAAAGTGCAAGTCCCGCTACTATTACAGTCAATGGGGCTGCTGCCGTTAGTAATTTTTATCTGCCCTCAAATAACCCAGCACAGCTTAATCCAGCATTAGGCGCTGCCGTACCCGGTGTATGGACATTAGACGAAGCCGCATACTATACGCAGACTAAATCATGGCCTGTGTACGATCCAAGCTTTAAAGGCACTACGCTGCTGCTGCATGGCACAGGTACAAACGGCGCACAGAACAATACGTTTTTAGATTCGTCGGCTAATAACTTTACGATCACTAGAACCGGCAATACTACGCAGGGATCGCTTAGTCCGTTTAGCCAACCCGATGGGTACTGGAGTAATTATTTTGATGGCACGGGAGATTATTTAACTCTTACCGCTGGGATTACTAATTTTGGCACATCGGATTTTACAGTAGAGTATTTTGTGTATTTTACTGCTGCCGCAAATAGTAATTACCAAGCCCATATTGGGACATCAACCACAGGTAGTGGTATTGCTTTTGGAACTGCTTCAAATGGTGCTATTAGTAAAACTATGTGCATTTACGCTACCACATCAACAAATACTATTGCCACAGGAGACACCGCGTTAATCCAAAATACTTGGAACCACATTGTATGGACAAGATCAGGAACAACAGTAAGAGGGTTTTTAAATGGAGTTCTTTCCGCGTATGCTATTTCTATAAGTACAAATTTTGATGAAACTGGGTGCGGTATAGGGGCAAATAAAAATGGTGCTTTTGCATTTGCAGGTGGGTATATTACAAATGCAAGAGTTATTAATGGGGCTGTTTTTCCTACTTATTCAACATCAAGTAGCGTATTAGGTACTACGGTATTTTATACTCCTACAAACCCATTAACAACAACAGTACCTTCTGGAACAGTTAAATTATTGACTTGCCAATCAAACCGTTTTAAAGATAACTCTACAAATAATTTTACCGAAACAGTTAACGGTAATCCCGCAGTTCAATCATTCGCCCCATTTGCACCGGCAGTTGCCTACACACCATCGGCAATCGGCGGTAGCGGGTATTTTGATGGAACTAGTGACTATTTATCATTGACGGGCACGGCGGCCCTATCCCCAGATAGTGTGTTTACGTTTGAAGCATGGATTTATTTTGGCGCAATAGTAAGCAATGAAATTATTTATTCTTCTACCACTACGGGCCAACTATTAATTGGATTTAACACAACAACATCATGGGGTATTGGTGCAAGAGCGGGTGCTTTTCTTTTAACATCAACAACACTACCTGTTGCAAATCAGTGGAATCACATAGTTGCTTGTAGGGGCGGTACTGGGACAAATCAGGCTAGCTTATTTTTAAACGGCGTGCGTGTTGCTAACGGAACCGTATCTAATGCTTTTAATACTACAGCCAATTATCAAGTTGGTTATGATGGTGGTAGTCCCACATGGAGTGGTTACATATCTGGTTTGAGGTTAGTAAAAGCGGATGTATATGGTTACACAAATACAACCATTACCGTTCCGACGGCACCGCCAACTGCAATTGCTAATACAGCGTTACTTATTAATTTTACCAATGCCGGTATTTTAGACAGCACAGCTAAAAATGTTGGCGAAACTATTAATAGCGCCCAGATAAGTACAGCGGTGAAAAGATACGGTCCTAGCAGTATGTTATTTGATGGCACTAGCGATTATGTTGTGTTCCCATCAAGCACCAATTTTGAATTGGTTGCCGACTTTACTATGGAGTGCTGGATATATCCAACCACTATTGCAGGTTCAGAGCGTGGTGTTTTTGGTATTGGTACAACCGACCCAAACAGTAATTTAGTTCGCATACAGGCATCTTCGTCTAAACTTCAATTCTGGCTTGGCGGCTCAAATAGTGGTGGCCCCGGCGCTGGAACAAAGACGGGTATTATTACTTGCACAACTGCGCTAGTTTTAAATACTTGGTACCACGTTGCATTGGTTCGCAGCGGGTCAGGTACAAACAATGTTAAGTTGTATCTAAACGGTGTGTTAGATGGTCAGGGGACGGGCACTTACGTGATAACTGCAAATCCTTGCGCTATTGGTAGCGGCTATCCCGGATCAACCATTGAAACATTTTTTGGGTATATTTCAGATTTTCGGGTTACCAAAAACGTTGCTAGATATTTGGCAAACTTCACGCCACCAACATCGCAATTGCAAGATCAATAAGGATAAATTATGTCTAGTACATACAGCAGCTTAAAAATTGAACTGATTGGTACTGGCGAACAAGCCGGTTACTGGGGCAATATTACCAACACCAATCTGGGCACAGCCTTAGAAGAAGCGATTGTTGGTCGTGCAGAAGTTGCGTTTACTTCAGATGCTGACCTTACGCTAACGCTGACGGATTCAAACTCTTCGCAGACTGCGCGGCACTTTATCCTGAATGTATCTGGCACGTTGACAGCAACACGTAGCCTAACGGTTCCATCAATTGATAAGCCTTACATTGTTGAGAACAATACAGCTCGGACCATTATTGTTAAGACAAGTGGTGGCGCAGGGGTGCCTGTACCTAGCGGTAAAACAATGTTTGTGTATGCCTACAATGATGGCGTTTCTAATAATGTGGTTGAAGCGTTTAACTACGTATCCGCCCTGTATGCTGGCACCTTAAGTCTTTCTTCCCCGCTTCCTATTACGTCTGGTGGCACTGGGTCTGCTGTAACTGCGTACTGTTCATTGGTAACTAATGTTACTGGAACCCTGCCAATTGCTAATGGTGGTACAGGACAAGTTACAGCTAATGCGGCTTTAAATGCGTTTCTGCCAGCTCAAGCCGGTAGTAATGGGCTGTTCTTAACCACAAACGGAACTGATACTGCATGGGCTGCGGCAAGTGGTGGCGGTGGTGGCAGCGTGTCTTCAGTTAATGCGTCTGGTGGCACAACGGGTATGACCTTCACAGGCGGCCCGATTCTTAGTGCTGGTACGCTGACGATGGGCGGCACACTTGCTGTAGCTAATGGTGGTACTGGTGCGGTAACACATTCTGTAAATGGGCTGCTTACTGGTAATGGAACCAGCGCAGTAAATACTATTGCCCCGGGTACGAATGGGCAGGTGCTTACTTCTAACGGTACAAACTGGTATGCAGCGGCTTTTACCGCAGGTAATGTTACTGGTCCACTATCTTCCACCAACTTAGCTATTCCAACTTATTCCGGCGCAAGCGGAACCATACTTTTAAATAATTCTGGCGCTACTATTTCTGGCGGCACTATTACAGCGGTTGCGTTTTCAGGTGATGGTGCCTCTATTACTGGCCTTTCTACGGGCAATATTTCTAGTGGTACTTTACCAATTGCTCGTGGAGGCACCAATAGCACGGCAACCCCAACCGCTGGAGGTGCTGGGTACGGAAATGGTTCTGCACATGCTTACACTGCGCAAGGGACTGCGGGCCAAGTATTAACATCTAATGGCGCTGCGGCTCCTACATGGCAGACGCCAACCGCTGGGGTCGGCACAGTATTTTCAGTTGCTGCTGGTAATGGTATGACGTTTACCACCATTACAGGTTCCGGTAGCGTTACGATGGGCACGCCAACCACGCTGACATCTGCAACAACCAATGCCGTTTCTGCCGGCACCCACGCTCATGCTGTTACAGGAATACCGACCACTTATGCATGGACTGCGGGGACAACCGCTGGCCCTACAGGTGCGCTAACTGGATCAGGATCATCGTCAGTTTCCTACGCCGCCATTCCAAGTGCATCAGCAACAGCATCTGGCATTATTACTACAGGCGCTCAAACACTTGCGGGCACTAAAACTTTCAGTAGTATTCTTGCTACTTCATATAACTTCAGCACAACAAGTTCTATTTACTTGTCGGGCTCTACAGTTAATTTGGATATTGCCAGCGTTGGTATTACTGATTGGACTTCAGCCGCGTTTTCTCCAGCATCAGATAATGTGCGCACACTTGGTACAGCAGCATTACGCTGGACAACTGTATATGCAACAACAGGCACGATTAATACTTCTGACGTAAACACCAAGCAAGATATTGCTGATCTGGATGCAGCCGAGCTTCGTGTAGCTACAAACTTAAAAGGGATGATTAAAAAGTTCCGGTTTAAGGATGCTGTTGCCGCTAAAGGTAGTGCAGCACGAATCCACGTCGGTGTGATCGCCCAAGATGTACAGGCTGCGTTTGTAGCTGAAGGTCTTAACCCAGCGGAATACGGTATGTTTTGTTCAGATACATGGTGGGAGAGAGAAGAAACCACTGTTATTAATGATGTCCCGCGCACCAAAATTGTTGTACATAATACGTTTGTAGAAGGTGGTACGGAGCGTACACGGCTTGGTATTCGTTACGAAGAGCTGTTTGCCTTTATGATCGCTGCTTTATAAAAATGGCTTATGGACCCAATCACAATCGGGGCAGCGTTCGCAGTAGCAAAGGCGGCAGTTGCTGGCGTAAAAGAGGCAATCGCCCTCGGCAAAGAGGTACAGGAGTGCTACCACGATATTAGTGCCTTTTTTACGGCACAGGGTGAGATACAGGCGGCAGTAGTTCAGCAGGAGCATGACAAGAAGTTAGGTAAGTTAGTACAGAAAGACGCTACTGCCGAGGCGCTTGATGCAATGTTTGCTAGTAGGCAGATGTTTAAGATGGAAGTGGAGCTACGTGAGGCTCTGATCTACGGCTCGGGCAATGAGTCTGGCTTGTACGAAGAGATGTGCCAACGCCGTGACCAGATTATCCAAGAGCGGCGTGATGCTATTGAGGAAGAAGCTAGGCTTGAGCGTATGCGCCTGCGGGCAATTGAGCGCAAAAAAGAGCAGCGTATCCAAGATATTCAAGAGTGGCTGGCGGTGGTGTTTGGCGTAGCGATCAGCAGCTTCATTATGTATGCAGTTTGGTGGATGTTTAGACACGGGGGTGACGAATAATGCTGACACTACTTTCTACTCTAGTAAGTTTCTTGATGGGTGGTTTGCCTAAGATTCTGGACTTCTTCCAAGACCGTGCAGACAAAGGGCATGAGCTAAAGATGGCCGCCATGCAGACTGAACGTGAGATGCAGTTAGCTGCGGCAGGCTATGCGGGTCAGGCTAAGATTGAAGAGATCAAACTTGACGAGATAAAGATTCAGTCCTCGGCAGATACACAGCAATCCTTAATCAGCGCCCAGCAAGCAGAAGTACAGGCTATCTACGCCCACGACATGAGTCTGAACGAGGGAACTAGCCAGTGGATGAAGAACTTCCGCGCTAGTGTCCGCCCTGTGATTACCTTTGGCTTCTTTGGATTGCTGGTATTTGTTGATGTTGGCCTGTTTTCTTATGGCTGGTACAACAATGTTCCGTTTAAAGAACTTGCCGATATGTTATGGGACTCTGAGACTCAGGCTCTATTTGCCTCAATAATTGCGTTTCACTTTGGTGGTAGGGCGTTTGGTAAATGACCCGCCTATTAATACTGGTTCTGCTGTGTATTCTTGTAGCGTTCCATATTTTTGGCTGTGCGGATAAGCACGCAGATTGTGTAGAGGCGGCACAGAGGGAGTATTCTAATGCTCATCCAGAAACAAGTTACAGCCAACTAATATTAAAGCGAAAAGATTTTGAGCGTCGGTGCCCTCAATGAACGTCAGCCCACAATGCCTGAAGATGATCCGCCACCACGAGGGTATAAAGCTCAGACCGTACCGTTGCCCCGCACTTTTGTGGACATGCCTTGTTGGGCATGTATGCGACCCGAACCACACCAGAATACCGTTGGAGCAAAGGAAGAACCTGCCTATACCGGAAGGCTGGAATAGGCAATTTACAATACAGGAAGCAGATGCCATACTTGCTAAAGACCTTGAAAGGTTTATCAGAGGCGTATCAAAGTATTGTCCTATTATTACTTCTCAAGGGCAGCTGGACGCATTGGTCAGCTTTAGTTTTAATTTAGGGTTAGGCACGCTGCAACGAAGTACTCTTAGGCAAAAGCACAATAGAGGTGACTTTGAGGGTGCGGCGCAAGAGTTTTTAAAGTACACCAAAGCTGGTGGAAAAGTTCTTAAGGGTTTGGTTAAACGCCGAAACGATGAACGAGTAATGTACATAAGTGGGTAGCCAATGGCATTCCAAAAATTAAACTTTAAACCTGGGTTAAACAGGGACCAAACCAACTACAGTAATGAGGGTGGTTGGTATGAATGCGATAAAGTTAGGTTCCGCTCTGGTAAGCCACAGAAGATTGGTGGCTGGCTTAAGTATTCAGCTAATGCGCTTATTGGGATATGCCGGCAGATGTTTGGCTGGATAACTTCATACAACGATAACTTCCTTGCGCTTGGAACTAACGCCAAAGTCTATATTGAGGCCGGCACAATCCTGTATGACATCACGCCTATTCGGGCTACTTTCTCATCTCCAGCTACAAATAACTGCCTAGCCACAACAAACGGCTCATTAGTAATCACCGCTACTATTGCTGCGCACGGCGCTAATGCTGGGGACTATGTAATCTTTAGTGGGTCTAACGCAGTGGGCGGTATTGCTGCTACTGCCATAAACACAACACATTTAATTACTAATGTAACTACAAATACGTTTACCTTTTCTGTAGCTACAGCCGCTACTTCAACTGTTGCCGCTGGTGGTGGTACGAGTATCTTTGCAAAGTTTCAGATTCACGTTGGCAATGAAGCCTCTGCGTTTGGTTATGGTTGGGGCACAGATGGATGGGGTGTTAATGGTTGGGGCGTAGGTTCTAATCAGCCAATTGCGGTCAACCAAACTGATTGGTGGTTTGATAACTTTGACAATGACCTTGTAATGAATATCCGGAATGGGGCTATTTATTATTGGACTCGCGGAAGTGGGACTAGTCCAGTTTCTGCTTTAAACACGCCGGCTATTCTTTTATCTGCGGTAGTTGGTGCGGCAAACGTGCCAGAGTTGGCTATGCAGGTACTAAACTCGCAGAACGATAAACACCTAATTGCTTTTGGTGCTACGCCATACTACGCATCTGGGGCTGTGCCGCAGTTTGACCCAATGCTTATTCGTTGGGCTAGCCAAGATGAACCTGCTAACTGGCGGCCACTATCTAGTAATTCTGCTGGCTTTGCTCGGGCCACGAACGGCTCTAAGATTGTCCGAGCTATGCGGACTCGGCAAGAGATTCTTGTTTGGACTGATACGGCGCTGTATTCACTTCAGTACTTGGGTACAACAGATGTATTTAGCTTGCAGGAACTTGGCTCTAACACCTCTATTATTGGTCCTCGCGCTGTAGCTACAGCCAACAATCTTACGTTCTGGATGGGGCAAGATAAGTTCTATGTGTATAGTGGGCGGGTTGATACACTCCCCTGTACGCTGCGTGACCACGTATTCCTTAACTTAAACTATGACCAGATTGACCAGATTATCTCTGGAACTAATGAGGGATACCATGAAGTATGGTGGTTCTATCCTACGGCAAACAGCAATACGGTAAACGCCTACGTCATCTACAACTACTTTGAGCAGGTTTGGTACTACGGTACTATGGATCGTACTGCTTGGTTAGATAGCCCATTGCGTCAGTACCCACAGGCAGTAGGTTCGCATTACATTCTGAACCACGAGCAAGGTACCAATGCTGATACGTTGCCAATGTCTGCCTACATTACATCTTCCGACTTTGACATCGAAGACGGTGAGCATTTTATGTTGGTTAAACGGATTATTCCGGACATTAACTTTGGCGGCTCTACCGCAGATGCCCCTACTGTTGCTATTACATTAACCCCACATAACTACCCCGGCGCTGCATACACAATAGTTGCCCCAAAAAGTGTGGTAGAAACGTCATCAAATGTCTATACTGAGCAGGTATTTATAAGAGTTAGAGCGCGGCAGATGGGGTTTAAAATAGAATCCAGTGCGCTTAATACCCAATGGCAACTTGGCACTCCAAGATTGGATGCTCGTGCAGATGGTAAGAGATAATTATGGGACTTAAAAGGTTTACGGCTCCTGCTCTTCCACTTGCCCCTCAAGCTTATAGCCGTGAGTATGCAGATCAACTTGTGCGCGTACTTAACTTGTACTTTAAACAGCTTGATTCCAGTTCTGGAATAGTTGTGGATAACTTATCTCTTAGTGTTAGGGAGGGGTCGGTAACAATACCAACTCAGGTTGACCTAGCAAATTTGCGTGTGGGTGATGTGTATATGGATACCACAGCAAGCAACGTATTAAAGGTGAAAACATGAACGGATTAGGCGCGCTGCAAAACTACGTCACTGGCGGGGAAGTAAGTCAGGCTTATAGAGATATTCTAGGCCGAGCCCCAGATGCCGGTGGCCTTCAGTTTTATACTAATCCTAACCTTAGTCTAGCTGATTTAAAGGCGCAATTAGCTGGGTCTGAAGAAGGTCGTGCTTTTTTAGCTTCACAAGCCCCTACAGGTTCAGCCGCTGCAATGCAGTCAGGACAGGCCGTAGCCCCCGGAACTATGGGTGCTGGTGTGCAGCCTACTACAGTTGCTGATCTCTATACTAAATACCTTGGGCGTGAAGCTGATACAGGTGGTTTGGAATCATGGACAAAACAATTTGGGCAAACAGTAGACGCAAATGAACTTGCTAGATTTTTAGGCGCGGCTTCTACTAAAGCTGAGATGGCAAACATTCCATTGCAGCAATTAAACACAAGCACAAATACAGGCGCTACAGGCGCTAATACAAATACCGGCGGAACCCCAGCGCTTACAGTTGCTGATCTTTATACAAAATACCTTGGGCGTGAGGCTGATGCGGGTGGATTGGCGTCGTGGACAAAACAGTTTGGTAATGAAGTAGATGCTACAGAGCTTGCTAAGTTTCTTAACTCAGCTTCTACTAAAAAAGAAATAGCTTCTAAAACTAGCACTACTGATTCTGGCGCAAACACCAACACCAATACCAATACCAATACCAACACTGGCGATACTGATATAGCTACCAATGTAAGTGATGTAGTAATTAATCCATCCCCTGAAGTTTCAGGAGACTACACTGGGTACGCTGGCGCGGCTAAAGCGCGTGCTGATATTGAAAGTACTTTCAACAGTTATCTTGGTAGGGCCCCAACTGAAGATGATATTGGGTTCTACATTAATCAATTAACTAACGGTGGAAAAACGCTTGCGCAACTACAGTCTGATATTAGTGGAACGACAGAAGCAAAAAACTGGTATGCAACGCAAAATCCAACTACAACAGATACAGGTGGGATAACTACCAATACAGGCGGGGCAACTACTAATACAGGTGGGGCAACAACGCAAACTACTACTTCACCAAAAACATTAAGCAGAGATCAGATCAATCAACTGTACCTTCAGACACTTGGTCGTGCAGGTGATACGGGTGGGTTAGATTATTACCAAGGCCAAAACGTAACAAGGGATCAATTGGTTAACAGTATGTTAGGTAGCCAAGAGTACCGTGTGCCTACTGGCATTCAAGGAATTACCCCACGTAGAGAAGCGGCAACGCTTCAAGGGCCTACAGACTTTGGCACACCTGCATATATGGGTGGTACTCCGATGGCTCCTGTTACTGCAAAAGATTTAGGTACGAAGTTTGTTTCGCCTGAAGATTATGCCGCAGTGTTTACACCAGAAACAACGTACACAACTAAAGACCCTATGTTGACAGAAGATACTACTGAAGGTGAAGTAGTTAAAACAGGTGCAGGCGGGGGCTATGTTGGCGAGAACCAAGATTATGCAGAATACATGGCAGGTCAAACTGAAGGGGGCTCTGTGAATATGGCGCGTGGCGGAAGAGTGCCGCAGTCGCATGGCTTACGTAATGCAGCACAACACTTGGCAAGCAAAGGGCGTGGAGAAGATTCCATGCTGGTGCATATGACGCCAGATGAAGTTCATGGACTTCGGGCTTTGGCTCATGCTCAAGGGCATGATCTTCCAATTAACCCACACACTGGGCTTCCAGAGGCAGGTTGGTTTAGTAAGTTGTTTAGAAATATTATGAAGGTTGTGCCGTTTGTGCTTCCATTTACTGGGCTCGGCGCACTTGCTTCAGCTGGAATTTCTGGGTTAGCTGGTGCCACAAGTGGTGGTGGGTTTAACCTTAAAAAAGGTTTAATGCAGGGCCTTATGAGTTTTGGCGTAGGAAGTTTAGCTGAAGCAACTAAAGCCGCAAGTGCAGCAACAAACGCAGCATCTTCAGGGGCTAGCGCAGCACAAGCAGCAAAGTCTTTAGTTGATCCTTCGCAAATTGGTCAAGGATACGGCTCAATCGCCAAGCAATATGTTGCTGCTAATACTCCGGAATTAGCAGTTAGGGCGGGTGGTGCTGGTATTGATAATGTTATGCAAGGTGGACTTGCCCCTGTTACAGATGCAGCTAAAGCCGCAGCAGCAGAAGCAGCAGCAAAGGGTGGGGCTTCTATTGCATACCGACAAGCAGCACCAGCTATTAACGCAGCAGCAGGACAAGCGGCGGCAGAGCAAATACCCGGAAATGTAATTAATAGGGGGCTAGCAGCAGTATCTGACTATGGTACTAAGATTGCTAGTTCAGCTAAAGATATGGGGACGACTGCGTACAATATAGCAACTGATCCTGCGGCACGAAAAACATTTACAGAAACAATGGCGAAGAACGCCGCTGAAGGGCCAAACTTAGGAATGCAAAACGCGCTGACCGCAACTTCTGTGGGTGGAGCTGGGGTAGCCGCAATAAACGCCGAAGAGAAATTTGCAAAAGAAGCAGCAGATATTAAAGCTGTTGAAGACGAAAAGAATGAGCAGATGCGACGCCGTGTTGAAGAGATTATGCGTAGCAACCCACTCCCACAAAATTATGGGATGGCTGGTGGTGGCATGGCTTCATATGCTACAGGTGGAAATAGTCCAAAAAACCCGCGTATGTTAGATGGTCCTGGTGATGGTATGAGTGATAGCATTCCAGCTATGATTGGGGATAAGCAGCCAGCAAGATTGGCAGATGGGGAGTTTGTTATTCCTGCTGATATTGTTTCCCATTTAGGCAATGGATCATCTAAGGCTGGCTCAAAACAGCTTTACGCAATGATGAATAGAATTCGCAAGGCTCGTACCGGCAGGTCATCACAGGCTCCGGAAGTTCGTGCTACTAAATTAATGCCCGCATAAGGAAAAATCATGGCAACTTCTACAGTAACTACAGCAGGGGACATTCCTGAATGGATGAAGGGGTTTTATACTGGGCAGCCTGCTGCGGGTGGGCAAGCTGCTGTTCCAGGGCTTCTTAACCGTGCTTATGCGGAGTCAGCTAAAGATTATTCAGCGGCACATCCAGGCTTAGAAGCATCTGGTCTTGTTGGGCTTGGTAGTGTGGCAGGGATGTCTCAAGGCCAAACAGCAGTAGGCCAAGAGTTATTTGGTATGCAGACTCCGGGGCAATTTGGGCTAGGAACGCAGGCAGGCCAAGAAGCAGCAGGCACGTATGGTGGGCTGATGGGGCTACAAGGACCTGGTGCATTTACATCTGCTGTAGCTCAACAATACATGTCGCCATACCAGCAAAACGTAACCGACATCGCGCAACGTAATGCCATTGCAGAGGCACAGAAGGCGCAGCTTAGTACTAACCTAGCTGCTGGCCGGCAAGGTACTTATGGGGGTGCGCGTCAGGCGTTGCTGCAAGGCGGGCGTGAAGCTGGCCTTCGTACCTCGTTGAGTGATATTGGCATTAAAGGATTGCAGGACGCATATACAAATGCGCAGTCTCAGTTTGAACGTGATCGTGGCGCGGAGTTAGCCCAGAATCAATTACGTCTAGGTGCTGCGCAAGGGATGACTACGCAGGCCGGCGTGTTTGGTAATCTCGGTACCGCACAACAAGCTGCTGATATTGACCGTTTAAAAACTACCGGCGCATTTGGTGATCTACAACGCGGAATTCAGCAGCAGCAAATAGATGCAGAAGCTAAGTACCGGACAGATAAAGATATGTTTGGTAAACAGCAGATTGGGTACATGTCGGATATTCTGCGTGGTGTTCCTAGTTCAGACCAAACACAAACTACTACTACTCCCCCACCTAGCTTTGCATCGCAACTTGCAGGCTTAGGCCTGACAGGGTTGAGCTTGTATAACACAATGAAATAAGGTTAATTATGAGCATTCTTAGCGCAATCAAAGCACAGTCTGGCACGCTAACTGATTTAGCAAAACTGCCACAAGCCCTGATTATGCAGATGGCCCAGAAGGGTCAGATTGCACAGGATATGGTCATGCCAATTCTCTCCAAGAAAGCTGAGATGGTTGAGGCTGCGCGTGCTATGCAGAATGCTCAACAACAGGGCGGTGTGCCTCCTACTACGGTGCTTGAGCAGATCATGCAACAGAACGCCGTAGCAGAGCAGCCAGCTCCCCAGATGCAGCAAGAGCGTGGTATTGAGACATTAGATACAGGCCGTATGAACCCTGAGCAGTATGCAGGTGGCGGCATTGTTTCATTTGAAAATGGTGGAGAAGTGCCTAGCTATGCGGGCCCAAAAGGTAGTTTTGTTAGTCGGTCTGAGAGAGACTTTCCAAAAGCTCAATTAAATTACCCAGCAATTATTGAAATTTTAAAACAAGAATTAAAAGATGAAACTGCTAAATTAAATGATCCTACTGATTCAATTGCAGCAAAAGAATTTAGAAGGACGGCCCCAAGCAATATAGAGCGGCTTAACAGAGAGCTTGCTTTAAATGAAGTTGCTTATGCAAAAAGTAAAACATCACAAAACAAAGCTGGATTGGGAACTTTGCCTGGTGAAAACGTTATTCCTTATGCAGGAGCAACTGGTGTTTTGCCACCTCCTAAGAAAACATACAAACCAGTAGAGCCTGGATCTGACGCTATTTATGATGCAGATGGAAACCTTCTTTCCGGCACCCGTCCAGAAGGTCCAAGCACTAATGTTGGTATTTCAGATTATTTAGTTCCTGGTCTTGTTGAGAAAAAACGTGCTGCTGAAGCTGCTGCAAGAGCAAAAAAAGCATCTGAACTTCCAGTTGAAACAGGTGCCTCGGTTGATGCTGAGATAGCATCGCTTCGTAAAGATAATAACCGCGTACCATTTAATGCAGAAGATAGGAATAAACCTGGTCTTGCATCTATTGATCGTACAAAGCTTGAAGAAGATCCATATTTAACTGGGAAGAAAAAAGCGGATGAAAGATTAACAATGACTGATATTGTTAATGAAAATGTTGCTGTATCTAAACCAGCTCCTATTACTGATAAGTTGTTGGAATTACCTGATTATGTTCCAACACCAATTCCAAGGCAGGCTCAAAAGACATCAGAAGAAATATTAGCTCGGCAACAAGCGGCTCGTGCAGCGGCTGGGTATACTAATGAGGCTAATGAGAAAAAGCTAGAAGATATCAGAGCGGAGCGTGAAGCATTACCAGAAGAAGAGCGCCAGAATAAATGGATGGCTTTGGCTGAAACTGGCTTGGCTATTGCTGCCGGTGATTCCCCATATGCTTTGCAGAATATTGCTAAGGGTGGGATGAAAGGTGCTGAAGCTTACAAAACTTACGGCAAAGAAATTAAAGAGAAGAAGCGTTTACTGCGTGAACGTGAGGATCGTCTTGCGGATCTTAAGCAGGCTGAAAGATTGCGCGATGCAGATGCTATTGTTGCGGCTCAAGATAAGGTTGATGAAACCAATCAACGAATTGACATTGCAAATAATGAAATGACAAATAAAGTTGCTGGCAAAGTATTTGATGCCACCAAAGAAATACGCATGGAAATGTATAAAGAAGCAGGCCTTAATGCAAGAGACACTGCTAAAGCTGAAAATGCTCTTAAACTTCAGCAGATTACAGATAGAGAGCATATGATAAGAAGCACTAAAGATAACATTGCTGCTCAAATTCGCGCAGAAACAATGTATCCCGCAACCTCTAAAAAAACAGGGGATATAAATAGGGATAGTATTTTAGATGCATTTGGTAAATTAGACCCATATCAAATTAAGAGAGATTATCCAAATGGTATTGTTGATTATGCTAGATCATTAGGATTTGATTGGAACGCAAATAAAATGATAGGTGGCGGTGCTTCGCCTGGCGGTGCTGTTGCAGGAACATACGACCCAGTAAGCAAGAAGTTTATTCCAGCGCAATAAGGAAAAATATGCAGCGCATAAATATTGTTGGAGTTGGTATTGTAGAGTTTCCTGATGGCATGACTCAGGACCAAATAGCAAGTGCTATTGAAAGCGATATCCTTCCATCAATACGGGCTAATGCGCCTGCACCCAAGGCTCCATTCTCTTTAGGTGATACAGCTCTCTCCTTACAACAAGGTACTCTTGGTGTAGCAAAGTCTATTGCTGATGTATTTGGCGCTGACAATGCGGCATCCAGAGGAATGGCTGAAGCACAGAAGCATTTGTCTGGGTTGTATACGCCAGAACGTCAAAAGGAAATAGAGTATTACCGGCAACAAGAAGAGGCTGCTGCTAAAGAAGGGCCACTTGCTGAAGCTAAGGTTGCTGCTAAATCCGTTCTTGCTGCGCCTATTCAGTCTACGGCACAGGCTGTTGGCTCAATCATTCCTAACCTTCTTAGCCTGTTAATCCCTGGTGCTGGCGAGGCTCGTGCTGCGGTTGCTGCCCGTACAGTATTCAACGTAGTGCTTGGCGCTATTGAGGGTACTGGCGCAGTTAAGGGATCCATCTACGACAACGTTAAGTCTGAACTTGAGAAGACTAAAATGCCACCGGAAGAAGCGGCTAAGATTGCTGCTGAAGCCCAAGATTATCTAGGTAAAAACTGGGGGCAGATTGTTACTGGTGCTGGTATTGGTGCAGTTGTTGGTAAGTATGGTATTGAACAGATTCTTTCTGGCAACGTAAAAGGTTTTGCGCGCAAAGGTGCTGCTGCTGCTTCTGAATTTGGAACTGAGGCAGGTCAAGCTACCCAAGAACAGATTGCGGCAAACATTGCAGCCCAGCGTGAAGGTATTGATGTAGATACTTTAAAGGGCGTGGCTGGTGCGGCAACCAAAGAAGGTTTGATGGGATTGCTTGGCTCTGCTGTTGTCTCTCCATTAGGTGGTGGTGAACAAGCACAGGCTCCTGTTGAAAATAAAACCCAGAAAATAATTGAGTTATTGAAGACGGCTGATCCTAGAACCAACCCAGAGTTAGCTAGATTGGCCGAAGCTGTTCGTGATGGAGATGTATCTCTTGAGCAGGCTATACAGATCGTAGATAAGGCAATGGCAGAGCAGGAAGCTGGGCAACAGAAAGTAACTCCCCCTGAAGAAGAAGTAACGCCGCCTGCTACTGAGGAAATAGCCCCTCCGGTTACTGGAGGAGTTCCGCCACCAGCACCCACAACAGAAGAAATTACTCCAGCTCCTGTTGAGGCTGCGCTGCCACCTGAATTTGAAGAGTCTGTTGATGCAAAAGAATTGCGTAGCTTACGTAAGCAAGAAGCTTTGCGTGAAGAGCCAGCAACCAAAACAGAAGATGTATTAGAAACAGAAAAAAATCTTGAAGATGTTACTAAAGAATTAAATAAACTAAAAAATGCGCCAAGGGGATTTGATAATCTCAGGACTGCATTGATGCCAAACAAAAAAGGCGTGCTAACTGAGTCTGATGTTAAGGATATTGGTGTAAGCCTTAAATTTAAGCCTTTGCAGAGTAAAGATGGTGAAGGCATATCGCTTTCAACTTTAGTGCGCAATGGATCATTAGATAACTTTTTGCCTTTTGATTTGCGTAGTGACGTTATTGCTAACTCAGATCCTACTGAGCAAATGCAAAAAGAAAATGATGCCCAAGAAATTATTAAGCAGAAGCTTCGCGACTCCAATCACTATACGTATGAAACTGAATTAGAAATTAAACAGTTAGGCAATACGTCATTGGAACTTGAAAACCTTCTTAAAGAACATTTGGAGATAGACGATGTTAACGCAGCCATCCAAGAAGCAACAAATGAGCAAAGAGCAGCTGATGAAGCATCTAAAGAGTTTGTCCCCGAAGGCGAGGCTGGAGCTGCTGAATCAGTACAAAGAGAAGATGGGGCGGCAGAAGAAGTAAGTGTAGCTCCTGAAATAAAAATTGCAAAAGATTTACTTGCTGCCATTGATAAAGGTGGTGTGCCACTTAGCACTGCAAAATTAAATAATGTTGCAAGAGATATTGGCTTGGATGTAAGTAAAAGCGCCAAGCCTGAAGAAACTATCCAAAGAATAAGAGATGCTGTTGAAAGAACAGAGCCACTTAATTTCTTAATGAATATTGAGGAGCCATCTCTTGCTGAACAAGATGGGGATTTGATCTTTGGTAGTAAAGCTATACGCGAACAACAGATTAAGGAATATGCTGGTTTGCGGGCAAAGTTAGCCCGCGTGCCAAAACAAGTGGCCGAAGGCAAGGTAGATCTAAGTATGCAAGCATCTGTAACTCGCTTGATACAACAGGCTAAGGACCTTAGCTCTACAATTAAGGCCACTAAACCTCGCCAAGATAGTGCTGAGAAATTTTTAGCTAAGGCTGCGTTGGAATTTGATGCGGGGAATATATCTGACGAGGTGTTTAACGTCATCAATTTAGCTTACAACAAGATGCCTGATGTACTAGAAGGCTTGTTGCTTAGTGTTAAAACTGATGAAAATACACCAGCCGCTGGTCAGTTTTTCCCATTTGAAAGAATTGTGCGTTTGTATAAGGGAACCAGTGGCATCAATGACCCAGCGACTATTCGTCACGAATTGGCTCATAGCTTAGAACAAATGATGAATTCAGAGCAACGGTTAGTTGTTGCTCAAGCGTGGTTTAAGGGTTTACAGGCTGCTATCAAAAAGCATCCAGATGAGGAGCATCAAAAGTATTTTAATGCGGTTATGGATTTTATTGATAATCCAAAAAAAATCAATTTTCGTAAGGCGCAGGAGCTGCTGCCAAGTTATGATATGTATCAGTTTATTAACCCATCTGAGTTCTGGGCGGTAAATGCTGAAAATCTTATGGCTTCTGAACTTGGCACTGCATGGGATAAATTTAAAAGGGCTATTGCTCGGCTGTGGGAAGGGTTAAAAAACGTCATTGGTTTTGATAACCGTTATGCTGTTCAGAAAATGTTCAAAGACATTATGAACGGTAGCAAGAATCGCATCACCAAAGAAATGATTGTAAATCTAGTCACTAGTAATGGTGTTCAATTTAACTCGTTTGAAAACATAAATAAGGCAGCAGGTAAATCTGCGCTGGATGCTATCAAGGATATGGGCTTTGTACGTAAGCCGCCGGAGCAAACATCCTTTGAGAAAACTAAAGAGCTGCTTAAGAACTCTGCGCAGAACCCAGGCCTTACTGCCAAGGAAGGCTATAAGACTTACACCAAGTTTATAGATAAGGTTCAGACTTGGTCGTTCTCTGCTGATGCTGCATTAAACAATTCATACCGTCGTGCTATTGCCGAAGCTGGGCGTGGTGTGGAAGAGCGCATTGGTAACTTGCTTAATATTAGCCTTAGCCAAACTGTACATGGTGATGCTGTTGCTTCGCAGGCTTTAATTCATGGCCGCGTCGAATACAATTCGGCTATGCACAAATGGGAAGTTAAAAAAGATAAGGACAACTTTGTATCTCTGTCTAAGCAGCTTGATGTTATTGCTGAAAAGTATGGCCTATCCAAAGAAGACTCCGAGGCTGTAGCACATAAAGCTTTTGAAGCTAAACGCCTGAAGTCTTTGGTTAAGTTTAATGAAGCCATTGAAAACGCTCCAAGTGATATCGCGGATTTAAATTACCGTCTATCAACGGAGCAGCTTACTGCCGACCAAAAGAAAGATATTAGAAACCAGATATCTAGATTAACTTCTTTGGCTGGTGAGAAGCCTAAGTTTATCCATATGACGGATGATCAGATTGATACTGGCTTAGGATTGTTTGAAACAATTCCAGAGCTTAAAGGTCTTGTTGATACGTGGAATGGAATGCGTAAGAACACTATTGATGTTCTTGTGGATAGCGGGCTGTGGACAAAAGAAGATGCAGAGAAGATGTTAGATAACATCGACTATGTTCCTTTCTACCGTGAAGAACAGTTAGAGAAGTTTGCGGGCCCGAAAGAGTTTGTTCGTGGATTGCAGGTTCAGTCCAAAGAAAAGATGATCAAGGGTTCATCCAAGCCGGTTAACGATGTGTTCGATAACATGGCGCGTTGGATGCAATACGCTATCAATCGCTCTATCCGTAACCGTTCTGCTGTGGCGCTGGCTGATGCTGCGGTTGAGATGAATCTTGGCACCAAGATGGATGCACCTAAGCCTGGCGCTAACAACGTAAGCATCTGGCGTGATGGTAAGCAAGAGTTCTATAACATGGAAGACCCCATGTATATGGACGCATTCAATGGATTGGAAGCAGTGGCTATTCCAACCATTAAGTATGCATCTAAGATGGCTACCTTACTGCGTCAGTCGATTGTGCTTAACCCATTGTTTGCTGTATCTCAGTTGCCACAGGACGCGTTTGCTTCCATCTTTTCATCTGGATTAAAGCCTCAGTATGCTTTGAGAATTCCAGTGCTGGCCGTCAAAGAGTTTATCCAAACCTTACGCGGTAAGAGCTTAACGCATGAGAAGCTTAAGATGTATGGCGCTACAGGCGTAAAAGACTTTTCATCTGCTGCTGCTCGTGTTGATGCTGAAGTTTATTCTGGTATGCGTGCTAGCCCAGGTATTAAGGCTAAGATCAAGGGGATACTAGAGCATATCGCTATGGCGTCTGATAACGCTGTACGGCAGGCTGTGTATGAGGCATCCATCTCCCAAGGCGTAAACCCTGCTGAAGCACTTGAGAAAGCATTTGAAGTTATTAACTTCCGCCGGCGTGGTAGCAGTAAGTTTCTTGCTATGGCTGGTCAGGTTATCCCATTCTTTAATGCTTACTTAGCAGCGCAGAATGTAGCCATTAAAACCATCAGTGGCGTAGGCATCTCCCCGCGTGATCGCAAGGATGCTCTGGCAACACTAGCGGCCACCACTGGCTCTGTAATGACGCTATCCCTCCTGTATGCCATGATGAATGGTGATGATGAGGATTACCTGCGGAAGACCACAACAATCCGTGACAGGATGCTGATGATCCCAGGTACTGGTGGTTTTGGTATTCCACTTCGTATGGATCTATTCACCATTCCTAAAGTAATTACTGAGCATACCTATTTGTTGCTGACGGATAAGGGTTCTGAAGATGGCCGTAAGTTTAGAGACTCAATGAAAGCTGCGCTCGGAACTGCACTACTTGCTCCAACGCCTGTACCGCAAGTGATTAAGCCTATCGTTGAAGTCGCTATCAATTACAACTTATTCCAAGGTAAGCCATTGATTGGTCAGTGGCAAAAAGGATTAGAGATTGAGCGCCAGTTTAATGACAGTACTTCTGAGCTAGCTAAGTTGTTTGGTCAAACAGGAATGGTGTCGCCTATCGCTGCTGATCATTTACTGCGCGGGATATTTGGATCTGTTGGCGGGTTAACTATCCTTCTGACTAACCCTATCCTGCATAGTGATCCAATGATTGAGCGGCCTGAGCTATCCCTTAAAGAGGCTATTGCAGCGGTGCCTGGTGCCGGCTCATTCATGACTAAGGAATATGAATCTTCCTTGAAGACAGACTTCTATGTGTTGCGGGATGAAGTTGATAGGGTAGCCAATACATTAAATGACTTAAAGAAACGCAGCCCAGATCAGATTGATGCGTACCTTGAAAAAGAAGGCGTCATTGATAAGCTGGCACTAGAGAAGACTGTTGATAAGGTTGGTAAGTACTTGTCTAGAATTCGCGCAAATATTACCTACATTAGGAATGCTCCATCTAGCGAATACACTTCAGCTGAAAAGGCTGCTGAGATTAAATATCTTCGCGAGACAGAGCAGGATATTCTTAAGTCTATAGATGTAAAAGATTTACGGAAAAGTGCAGGTCTCTAATAAGCGTTCTACGGTAATGGCTAGGGCATCAAGTTCATCCATCTTCTTGATTGCCCACATACGCCGCTGGCCGTGGATGCCTAACAGTGGCCCTTGGTGGCAGTCGTAGCACAGTGCTACCACCGTGTACTGTTGGTGCTGCTTAACGTGGTGTGCGTAGCTTGGTGCCGGCGCATCGCAGACTGAACAAGGGAGAGCTTTTACCCTCCCTATATGCTCACGTTCCTTTGCTGTGAGCTTATTGTTCATCCTTAATGAATACCCCTTCTTTATTTAAATAACCCTTACGGTCTTTGATTTCATTGTAAGCGTGCTGTAAGCATTTAGTTAGATCTAGATCCTCAATGGCCGCACAGTTAATTAGGCAAACCATTACATCACCTAGTCCGTCAATGATTGCAGTCCGATCTTTCTTTAGGATTGCGTCTGCCAGCTCACCCATTTCACTGAATGCTTTGAGTAATTGAGTTGCGCTGGTGCTGTTGTCAATGATTCCTCTGGCTTCACTCCATCGGATAATGTCTAGTTCAATCATACTGTAGCTCATACTTATTCCTTTTCTCTAATGGCTTTTGCTAAATGTGGGGCATCAAAATCTTCACATAATTGCGCACAACTTTCTCGTTCATTTTGTATTAAAATTTTTGAGATACGTTGCAAACAAGCGAGCGCGGCTATATCTGGGGCGTAAATTAATCCTTCTTCTTTAGCTGCCCGCTTCGCAATTTTTACTAAATTGTTTCTCACAAACTAAGCAATCTAGAAAAGAACAAAGTAATTTTAGATGTGGTGTATGGAGTATTCCCTAGTAAAACATCTTGTGTAAATCTTTCTTCTGGCGTAAAAGTTCTTTCCCTGAATACTGGAACATAGTGCGCACTAATATGAATTGGATCTTCTTTAATAAACTTTCCATCTCTTAACATTTTATTCTCCTATTTAAATTCTTTCCCATCTGTGTATACCCATGAGCCAGGTTTTACCTTCTGCTCATTCTCTATTTCTCTTGCTAGATACCATTGCGCCTTCTTTAAGTCTTCTAATTTGTTTCCTTTCTTCCCAGCACGACTAATGTATTTAACTACATTGCCTAGATTAAACCCTAAACCCTTTGCCTCAATAAAATCAATTGTTTCAACTCCACCATCTTTGTAATGCGCTGGGTTATTTACATTATCAATCATCAAGTTCTCCGCCTTCTACGCCCGTCCAATCTACTAATGTTTTATTGTATATTTCTTGAAGTTCGTAAATAGAATCTTTAAGAATATCGAGCTTTGTTATTACGTGTTCTTGTAAAAATTCTCCTGTAAATTTTATTTTTGTAAGATCTTTGTCGCCATTAAATGTTACTGTAAATGCCTTCATTTATATTCTCCTTTGGTGTGCATGTGTGCACGTCGGCTGGGCTGGCTTTACCGCAACGCACGCATGGTGGGTTAAATATCTTATCGAAGTTCTCACGGAACTTGTCCGTAATTTCTTTTGTTTTTATTGCATCGCCTGTTATATCGTTGTGTGTTGTCATCCTTTTTCCTTACAATTAATTTATTATGCTTTACAATAAATGTACTAGGTTGTCCCTTGGTCTGGCGGCCTAGTGGTCACAAGGGAACTCGGCCTGAAGCTAGGCCGTTAGTACCCGTCATAGGTTGTAGTCCGTACTTGCACCTTCGATGGTGACGCGCCAAACAAGAAAGTTGTGTTCCTTGCCGCGCTCCTGTAGCCACGCACAGAACTCTTTAACAAGCATGTCAGTCGGCAGTGGTGTGAACGACGCGACCTTTGCTGTGAATTGAATGTCTTCCGTCACTGCATGTACTCTACTCATGTGTTCTTCTCCTTTAGCTTGGCTTCAAGGGCACGAACCATATCTATAACATACGGTACATTCGCCACACAAAGTTCTCTGGCTTCCTCATCAGTCAGCCCAACCCATTCGCGCTTTGGCGGCGCTACAATTTCCGACGAATCACGTATTGAATCTATAATAACTTTGTTAATGCCCACCGGCTCCTGCTCTGGCTGCGCTAGTCGAGCTTCGAGTTCCTCAATCCGCTTTGCCATGCGCTGCTGCTCTTCAACCATGACTGCCATTGCGTCCCAATCTGGATTAAAGTCGTTCTCAGGCTGCGCTAGTCTGGCGCGTAGTGCTTCGATTGCTTTATCGCTTTCATCGGTTCGCCAATTTCCCTGCAACGCATCCAACGCCTGCTGCAATAGTTCGCGGTCAGTCATGTCGGCTTCCTTTCCCCTGTTTCAAACGCCTCTCTATTGTCTGCGCTGTTGTGCGTAACTAAGTTCAACTCCTCGTCAACTCGCGGGTTACACCAGCACGTTGCGTCTTCCACATGCTCTCGAAGATCATTCAATGGCACTACATGAGTCGAAGCCCCGTTCTTCTGCATTATGTTTGTCCATACTTGCCATGTCATGTGTTCTTCTCCTTTAGCTTTGCTTCGATGGCTTTTGCGTATTCCAATGTATCGAAATAGCAGTTAGTTACATACTGCTCTGCCATTGCTTCGTATTCCTCATCCGTCAGCCCTTGCCATTCGCGTTCAGGAACCATTCTTTTGCCGTCAGACACGCGCCGCACCTTGCCTTCGTTCCAATCTTTTATAAACTCGGCTTCGTAATCCTGTTCAGGCTGCGTCTTTGGACACTGCTTACAATATCCGCCAATACCACACTGCCCGCCGTCACATTCTGCCGGTTCAGGCTGCGCTAGTGCTGCGCGTAGTGCATTCAAAACCAAATCAGGATCACAAGCACCGTCAACAACCCAATCACCAGCTTTAATTGCAGACTCCATAATATCCAACGCCATCTGCATTACTTCTTTGTCGGTCATGTGTTCTTCTCCTTTAGTATTGACTCTGCGCTTGTCGCAGCCTGAAGTTTGGTTGAACAAGACTGATTGATAGCCGAAAAGTCTTGCTCCGTCAGCCTCTGCCAGTTGCGTTGTTGTGGGGCGTTGACGGTCAAGATGCCATCCTGCTTTGCTCCACACTTTGTGCATTCAACTTCCATCAGGTACTTGTCTGCCGCCGGCTCTGGTTCTGGCTGCGCTAGTGCTGCGCGTAGTGCTTCAGCGGAATCAAGAAGCAACATAACATCTGATGCGTCAATTTGAATCCCAGCATGCCAGCCTTCACTAAATCTATCTGCTAGTTTTTCCAAATCCAACGCCATCTGCATTACTTCTTTGTCAGTCATGTGTTCTTCTCCTTCAGCTTGGCTTCTATGGCTCGAACTGTGTCCACCCAACCCGGTGGTAGTCTGACCGCTCCCGGCAACAGTGACATAACTTCCTCATCAGTCAGCCCAACCCATTCTTTCTGAACCACACTTAAAAGATATTCAATGCACTCCGCCGCATGTTCTGCTCGGTTTGCGCGTGTCTTATCTCTAAGTTGCTCGGCATATGATTTGCAGTATTCAACACCCCAGTTCGGGTACATACCAAACGTGGTCATTTCTGGATCGCTCATGTCGGCTTCCTTCCTTCTTCGTATTCTTCGCGCCCATCCATGCTTCTATGTACGTACAAGTCATACTCCTCGTCGTACTCCGGTCTGCACCAGCAAAATGCACCTTTATCAGTTTCATGTTCGCGCAAATCGTTTAGCGGGTAAGTGTGCATTGTCATGTGTTCTTCTCCTTTAGCTTGGCTTCGATGTCGTCATAAAATTCTCTTGCAGATAACGCGCCGTGAAAATGAAACTCTGCTATCTCTGCAAGTTCTTCACGCGTTAGCCCAACCCATTCGCGTTCTGGAACCATTCGCTTACCGTCAAACACGCGCCGCACTTTGCCTTCGTTCCAATCTTTTATAAACTCGGCTTCGTAATCCGGTTTTGGCTTATCTGGACAATCCTCGCATTTACTGTCACAGCCGTTCATTGCTTTGCACCACGACTGCTGCGGCTTTGGACACTCTTTACAATACCCCCCGATCCCGCATTGGCCTCCATCACATTCTGCTGGCTCTGGCTGCGCTAGTCTGGCGCGTAGTGCTTCTGCTTCTTCTGCGCTATCACATTGAACACTGACATCCCACTTACGTAGCCATTTAATACCATTAAAAGATACTTTCTCGTCAGCTGTTTGCTCATATTGTTTGATGCGAATTTTGTTCATGTGTTCTTCTCCTTTAGCTTGGCTTCGATATCACGCGCATATTTTTCTAACGAATAAAACCCCGCTACGCTTTTTAACGCTACGTAACTCTGCATCATCTCCTCATCCGTCAGCCCATGCCATTCGGTTTTAGCACTAGCGTATCCATCGTGCCACGCTAATCTCGTTTTCTCTCCTACCGGCGCAAGTGAATTGCACATCGTGTTTTCCCACGAACTATAAGAACCTGTTGGCTTATTCACTATTCTTTTCCTTATGCGTATTGATGCTTGTAATTCCTTGCGGTGCTGACGGGTAAACGTGTTGCCTCTGGTCTATCGTCAAGTCGTTTGTATAGCGCAAAGCTCGAACAATTGCTGGGGTCAAAGCCGTGAACTGTTTAGGATTCGGTTCATCTGGGCAAATGGTGATTGTGTACGGTAACTTAGCCATTGTTCTTCTCCTTTATTTTTCCTCTTGCCCATACTGCGCCATTAAAAAACGACTCATCAAATACATGATGGTTGGCTTCGTTGCGTATCTCCTCATCCGTCAACCCCTGCCATTCGCGCTGTGATGGGGCGGTGTAGAGTGGTATGCAGTCCGTTTTGTCGCTTACTAAAACTGGGCGCTGCTTAACAACCAAATCGCCACAATCAATCAATGGAGTGCCATCAAGTTCTGTCAACATCCACGCCACCGGCTTCGGTTCAGGCTGCGCTAGTGCTGCGCGTAGTGCTTCGATTGCTTTATCGCTTTCATCGGTTCGCCAATTTCCCTGCAACGCATCCAACGCCATCTGCATTACTTCTTTGTCAGTCATACCTGCCCCCTTGCTTTCAATCCCGTAGGGTCAGACTGCAACGCATCTGCATCAATCAGTTGCCGCTGTAAACTAGTTAGTCCCCTTGCGCGTAGCATGTCAGCGTATTGCCGCCCAAGATAATATTCATCATCACTAATAACTTCACACAACTTCGCACATTCTTCGCGCTCCATGTCTACTGCCCACTCGATCCGTTGCTTCATGCTTCGCTCTCCCATAAGGGCCAAGCGGATAATGTCATCTCGTGTCATTGCTTCACCCTCACTAATGTCGCAGCCATCAGCCAACCTTCTTCAGATAACATCTTGGCGCAAGACTCCCGCTCCGCTGCCGCCACATCATGCTCATACTCAGTCCAATGCCTCGCATCCCATGCCTTGCGCTGGCGCTCTGCTGCTACCACTAACGTTGCAAACGCCTCCAGTGACCGCCATTGGTTCTCAGTAGCATTCCAACCAGGTTGCACGATCTCAGCTTCCTTTGCCAAGCGGATAATTTCATCTCTATTCATGGCTTACCCTTTTTTGTCCAGTTCGATAAGTCATATGCTCTACGCATCCCGTTATCAAATCGCACATGTATCCTGTCATCCATCAAAGCCCAGCAGCCATACACAACTTCTTGATTGGACTTAACTAGATACATTACAAGCAACGCATCCCCGCATATTTCTGATCTCGTACTTGTTAGAACAACTTCGCCGCCTGCTTCTGTAGGCATTACCCAATACTCTGCTGCGTTAACTGTTCCGTAAGACAGAATTAAACTTAGTAGTAGTTTTTTCATTCTTGCCCTCTTCCGTAAATTGCTAATCCACAATTTGCAGCGCCTATTTGTTCAGCATTGCTATATCCATGCTCAACTTCATACTCGCAACAATTAGCACAGGCCAGACGCTCTGCTTCATACACTAGCTTGGCGAAAGCTAAATCTTGTTCTGTTGCTTCTCTACCGTACACTTGTTCAGCAAATTTTTTTATTTCGTTTTGCATGATTTTTCCTTAGTTAATCGTACATCCAAGGTGGTAATTTCCCTTTTTTATATTTTGTAGAAACTGCTTTGCTTGCATGTCTTTTTTTAGATGTATCACTTTTGTTTTCTAGTGCAGCTAGTTGTTCCGCACACTTGCCATGAGTAACATATCCTGGACCAGATCCTCTTGGCAGCTTACATATTGAACATAAATTAAGTAACGCTAGCTGTTCTTTACTTAAGCCTATTTTGTAAGAAAGCTCATAATTTCCGCGTTTAATTTCGCCCTTGCCCATTTTTTATCTCCTTCCATTAACATTAAAGCTAAGGCGAATAGAATAAAGTTTTGCATCTTATCTATATCCTCTTCGTTAACAACGCCACTACGGATATCCCTAATAGTTCGCATTGCTTCGCTTCTAGTGTGGTCAACCGTAGCCTGCCATTCACGAGTAGGTTCGGCTCTCATTTTAAAAGTTCTCTTATGTCTTCAATTGTTAAATCAGTTTCATCATAAATAGCTAGGATCATAGTCGGGCCAACTTTAAATCTTCCATGCCTGATTCTGCTAATAGATGACGGCGCTGTTTTTAATTTCTTTGCAATGTGGAAATCAGTTTCAAACCCGCACTCTAAGATTAAAAAATCAAATAGCTTATGCGGTCTATATGTACAACGATCCATTTGAACTGTCTTCTTTTTAACTTCTCTCATTTCTGGCGCTTGAATAATCATTTATCTATCTCCTCTGGTAAACAACATTTCTGTTGCAAATAAATATGCTTCGTTCGCATAGTCTTCTGCCATCTCTTCTTGCGTATCCCACCGGCGTGATCCAAACCAGGCTGGGTTAGATATCATTGCCTGCATGGCTTTTGCCGCAAAGTAATCACGCAGCGTCATGCCGTACGAAGTTCCATATTCATCTGATACAGGGAACGCCCTTACTTCAGGTTGAATGTTTGCTCCAAAGTTCATTTCTTTCCTCCGCATATATGTTTTTTGGCTTCCTTAAGATCCGCATTAAAGAACCAGGCGACGCACTGTTTCTCTAAATTAACTTCAACTGGTTTTGGTATGGCAAGAACCGTTTGATTAATGCCTTCAGTCTTACCCACAAAAAATCCAAGTGAGCCAGCTACGAATATTCCTATGATATAAACGATGTCTCTCATTTTGTTGCCGTGGTTAAATCAGATAACTGGTTAACCAATGTATCTGCGATGGTTACGTTATTAAATGCAATCGCAGAAGCTACGGGCTCTAAGTTAATAATGTTTATACAGTCGCGTACACCTTTGTTGTAACCACTGTTATAAGCAGTGTCGCCCTCAATGATCATAGTGATTGCATCACGGACTAAGGCTGATGCTTTACGTTCTTTAGCGGCTGACTTCAATGCTGTGTATACGCTCTCAGTTAAATGAACTGAGTAGGGGATTAGACGTTTACCTGTTTCCATGCTGTGAACTCCTGTCGTATTGAAATAAGTTTATTAATTGCGATCTGGCTTTTAGGTATATCTGATCTTGATTCAACGCCTAACTCTGACTTAAGCCAATCAATTGAGCTTTCTTCTGATCCTTCAAATACTTGTCCGGCTTCTAATAAGAAACGATGAAACTCAGGATCTCTGCATAGGATTCCTGCGGCACGAACCATGTCACGAGATAACTCGGCCTCACGATCCATCGGCTTTTCATCTTCTGTTAGCCGAACTAATACCGCTTGATACCTGGCCCCAACAAAGTCCCTTAAGATTTCATCAGGAACTTCATCAGGGTGAATGGACAGGGTAAGTACATACCCCGTCCGATCCTGTTTCAACGCGACCTTAACTGCTTCAAAGTTACTGGTCTTGTAGTTCATGTTTAGAACGGTACGTCCGAATCATCAACGATAGAAGCTTGAACGGCTGGTGCTGCGGCAACAGGCTTATATGTGTTCACCTTCAAAGAGATGAACTCACCTCTGGCGCTTTGACGCATCCAGCCACTAAGCCTAATTTTCACAAAGTCTTCCGGCGTTTCTGCCATCATGTCTTGCAGCAAGCTTTTGTCGATAGAGATATCACCATTTTTATCTGGCGAACTGGGATGCACGCGATTGTTTGCATCAAAGAGTGCGCCGCTATTTGGATACTTATTTGACATTGAGTTTCTCCCTGTATTGTTTAAAAATGCCCATCAATTCATCGTAAGATTCTTTACTTTCAATCTGCAACCGGTCAAATACAATACGGTTACTTCTAAAAATAGACATTACGTCGTTCACATTTGAAGCTGTACTAAGCACAAATTTAGTCGCATCAAAGATAACTTGTATCCATGACTTAAGATCTGTGTCTGGCTGCGCTGATACCTTCAACTGCCATTCACCTTCCTTACCTTCAAGCTTAGGTGATAATGCTTCTGCTTTCTTTTCCTCTACTACTGGTGGTGCTACAGGTGCTTCTACTACAGGTGGCTGTACCACTTTTGGTACGGGTACTGGTGCTGCTGGCTTGGCCGGTACAGGCTTGCTGCCTGAATTGCCGTCGTCGTCTTCTGGAGCGATACCACAGGCTGCCATCAGGCTATAACGGCGAGCGTAGGTCAGTGCGCTACCAAAACCCTGTGGGTCTGCCTTGGATGCCGGCACAAACAGCCAACCAGAAGACATTTGCTCACCAGATTCGTGGATGAATACGGTCTGAATCTTGATGCCATCAGGATGCTCATCCGTCAGCTGCATTAAGAAAATACCGTTGTTGTTAAGGCCATCAATAACGGCTTCAACGCACGCGGATAGGTCAGCGTATTTATTACGGAAGTGTGGATTGGTACTAGACTTCAGCGCCGGGCCAAATGCCTTTTGTGCTTTAACTAAAGCTGATGCTATCTGTTTCACAGTTGCTCCTCAATTGAATGTGTTTTTAAGTACTCTTGATTCTGCGTACAGAATTTACTAACCTGGCAGTAGCGTGCGCAACGGGTTCTCTCCCCGTCACGTACTTCTATTTCGTAGTCTGGCTTTTTAATATTCAAGGCAGCCAGAGCCTCTTGTGCTTCTTCTTTGTTGCCGTATAAAGCTTTGGCACGGACGCCGCCAATCTTTCTCACGGCATAAATAGTAGGTTTCTCCCACATTTCAGCAGGCGTACATTCAGCAAACTCCAAACCTGTTTTGCTAGCAAAGTACGCGTCGTTGTGTAGGTGGATACGGGTTTTAATATAGGCTTCACGCTCCTCAAACGGCCACAGGGGCATCTCTAATACAGCGACAGGGGAAGATGGGTATCCTTCTCTAGTCGCAGCGTCACGGGCTTGCCAATCACGGACAATGCCTACGATCTGGATCTTCTTTACTTTCACGTTTTTGCACTTCTCGACGAGCCATGCATAGATGTTTAGCTGGGTAACCCAATCATCTTTTTCCTGCATCACTGACCATGCGCCGGTGACTTTGTAGTCTGAAATAACTACGCCATCTGTATAGATCTCTTGAAGATCAATCGCGCCAGACAGACGCCATCCTTCAAACTGTGTAAACAAACGCTCTTCTACGATATGATGCTCATCCTTGCCGTGCTCTAGAATGTTATGCACAGCGGAGCCGAACAACGACCAGATCATCTCTGATACATCCTGTTCAGTCTCAGCCTCATGCTTGGCGCGCAGCTGGACAATACGGGGGGATGAGAGTAATTCTGTAACACTGATGTTTGCATCGCCGCGTGAGTACTGTGGACGCTTTATGACGTTCACAAAAGTGGCAGGTATATTGTGGTTATTGGTCAGTTTCACGATTGCTCCTTGGTGTGTGAGATTGAATCTTAGGACAACATACCTACGGTGTCAAGTGTTATGTTGCAACCAGTACTAACTGTTGCATTGTTTCTAACGATGGGGCTCGAATGAGATACGCAAATAGGATTGATGCCAATCAAAACGCCATAGTAGATGCGCTGCGGGGTGCTGGCGCTACGGTCAGGATCATTAGCCAGGGTGATGGAATACCGGATCTGTTAGTTGGATATGCCCGCAAGACCTATCTAATGGAAGTAAAGGATGGGGATAAGGTGCCAAGCGCACGTAAATTAACGACGGCAGAGGCTAAATTCTTTGAGGATTGGCGTGGTGGTACGTTAATTATTGTGAATAATGTAGAAGAAGCTTTGGCCGCGTTAGAAATGTAGGTATAATTTTATTCAGAGACAGCGTTCATGGTGAACTTTACTTGGTGTAGGTTTGCTGTGGGTTCTGTCTCACCAATTACGGCAAGAGACGCCAAGCCGATAGTGGCGTGTAACATCGGCATCAGGGGCTACTGCAATAGTCTGAACTTTCACGGTAGTGACCCTGCCCTTTTCCTCGCTCGTGAACACACCGAGTTCGCCGGAGTTGCTAAGAGACTCCGGCTTTTTTTTGCCTGCACAGATACCGCTTGCATAGACATTTATTTTTGTTCTATACTTTGGGTGTCTCTGTATCAGGCATTGACGACTGCCGAAGCCCTTTAGCTTTGGTTCTCTTCCTTCAATGGAAACGTGCCTGATACACGGAGAGCCAAGCCTAAAGGGCTTTTTGCTTTCCAAGACCGCCACAGACCGCGTTAGTAGTGAGCCTACATGGGCTGCCGTCTAGAATACATCGGCCACGGTACACCCCCGTGCGAGTCGGATAGCCTGTCAGTGAGGGACTATCATAGATGTAGAGGCCAGTGGTGAGACAAACTCTACGTTGAATAAATCGCTGCCTTACGGGAATGCTAGGTACACGAAAGTTTATACATTTGTGTATTGGGCTGGGAAAAGATAACACCACTCTAGCCTGCGGAAGGCTAACAGCTGGGCTTATCACCCTTGGGGAACCTATCGCTTAAATTTTCTGATAATTTATGCAACACATATAAATATTTTCAAGTATCTGTTGACCATTGGTTTAGATTGGAATATTCTGAAAGCTCTTTTCACACGGAGGTATTGATGCTTACACAGGTAGAAGTTGCTTTATTGAAAGAGGCTGCGGCATCGCCAAAGGGCAAGCGGATTCAGGAAATTGAAAGAGTTACGGAGTTTCTGAAGCGGCAGAACCCACGAGTATTCTTCAAAGAATTTAAGGATGAGCCCAAGAAAAGAGATCCTGATCTGCTTAAGCGCGTGTTCTTGGATGAGCCCACTACGCTTAATCCAGAGATGTACTACATGGCAATCAAGCCTAAGCTGCCAGCGTCTGACCAGACTACGATGTTTAAACTCAGAGGCATAAATTTACTGAGGCGGTAATGAAAAAACACAAACACGCCAACGAAATCAAGGCATGGGCAGATGGCCTTGAAATAGAAATGAAAGTATTTATGGCAGGTAAGGATGACTTGTGGATAACCATAGATCATCCTGAATGGCATGAGTCTGTGCAGTACAGGGTAAAGAAAGAAAAGAAAGTATTAAAGCAGCACGTTTACATGGAGATAGGGAACTGCAAATTTAAATCATTCCCTAGTGATAAAGCTAATTTGCTTGTTACTTTTGATTACGACACACACAAACTTATAAAAGTGGAAATACTATGAATATGAAAGTTACCATGCACATCAACCTAGACAAAATTAGGATTGATTGTGATACGCAAGGCCGCAAAAAAAATATTCCAGAAAAAATTGAAGAATATGCGGGGAAGATGTTGATGGGTGAAATATTTGATCCAGCAGTTGTTTATTATGATGGCCGTGAATATTACTTATCAGATGGATTTCACCGATATTTTGCCAACAAAAAAATTGGTAGCCCAGGAATGGATTGCGAGGTAAGAGAGGGGTTGTTACGCGATGCTCAATTTTATGCGATTGAGGCAAATAACACGCACGGTATGCCGCCTAATAACGCGGATAAACGCATGAATGTAACAAAAATGCTCAATGATTTTGAGTGGGGGATGATGACGCAATTGGAAATTGCAAAAAAATGTGGGTGCGATCAATCATTTGTTTCTAAAGTTCGAAAGGAATTATTCTCACCAAAGTCAGAGGTAAGTGACACTAAGACTGATAGCAAGCCAGTAGCAGATAAAAAATCTGATGCTGAGAATAAGAAAGCTGAAGCAGAAAAAAATAAAGCTGATGAAGATAAAAATAAAGCTGATGAGGATCGCGCCCATGAACTAATTCAGTTGGAAGATGCGGTTGTTACATTGGAAGAAGAAAATCAGCAGCTATCTGATCGTCTGGCCGTGGCTGCAATGGATGGCACGGATGAGGAAAAGAAAATGGCTGAGTCTATTATTTCTGGATTGCGTGCTGAGATCAGTATGATGGAAATGGAAATGAAAGCGGTCAAGCAGTCTAGAGATTCATTTCAATCCGAAAATGCGCAGTTGAAAAAACAGATTGCATCTTTGATGAATAAAATCAAAAAGATGGAAACAAAATAAATGTATTACCCACGCCGGCGGGTGTGCCGGTAGTGAAAGGAAATCATGGCGTTAGAACTACGGGATTATCAAGAAGCGGCTATCCAAAAGCTGCGCGAGGGATTTGCAGCAGGGCATACATCTCAAGTACTTTACTTAGGCACTGGTGGTGGCAAGACAGAAATTGCTATTGCTATGCTCGATGCTGCAAAGAAGAAGGGAAGTAAAGCGGCGATGTTATTAGACCGCATTGTCTTATGTGATCAGACTAGTCTCAGGCTGCAAAAGTATGGGATAGATCACGGCGTACTACAGGCAGGACACTGGCGCTATCGCCCGTATGAAGCCATACAGGTTTGCTCTGCGCAGACAATTGAGAAGCGCGGTGAGTTTCCTGGTCTTGATCTGCTTATCATTGATGAGTGTCACGCACAGAGAGCAAAGACAACCGAGTTCGTAAAGAACAATCCACATATCAAAGTAATTGGATTGACCGCCACGCCGTTTACCAAGGGCATGGGTAAGATGTACACGAATGTTGTGTCCACCATTACCACGAAGCAGTTAGTAGATCACGGCAACCTTGTGCCGCTGCGGGTGTATATCGCAAAAGAAATTAATATGGATGGAGCAAAGAAGGTAGCCGGCGAATGGTCTCAATCTGAAGCTACTGAGCGGGGCATTAAAATCACAGGCGATGTGGTATCTGAGTGGGTTAATAAAACTCTGGAGATATTTGGTAGGCCACGCAAAACTATTGTGTTCAGTGCTGGTGTTGATCATGGTGCTGATCTGGCTCAAAAGTTTCAAGATGCAGGGCATAATTTTATTTGTATCAGTTATCGGGATGATGACCAATATAAAAAAGATGTGATCGAAGAGTTCTCGAAGTCTGATACAGAGATTTGCGGTCTGATTGCCACTGATATTCTTACAAAAGGGTTTGATGTATCTGACGTTATGATAGGAATATCAGCGCGTCCATTCAGCAAATCACTATCCTCACACATCCAGCAGATGGGTCGTGTAATGCGCTCGCATCCAGGAAAAGACTTCGCCGTATGGTTAGATCACTCTGGTAATTACTTGAGATTCCGAGATGATTGGGAAGAAGTATTTGAGCTTGGCGTATCTGAATTGGATGACGGCAAAGAAAAGACAAAGAAAGAATTAACACAAAAAGAAAAGGAAGCCAGCAAGTGTCCGTCTTGCAAAGCATTCTGGCCTGCAAAAGCAGATACCTGTGCGTGCTGTGGTTTTGTTAGGGTTAGGATGAATGCAGTACAGTCAGTAAAGGGACAGATGCACGAGCTGAAGGGCGCAATGTCCACGGTGAACAAGCAGGATTTCTGGTCTATGTTGCAGTGGTATGTAGCCAAGACAGGGAAGAAGCCGGGCTGGGCTGCTCACACCTATAAAGAAAAGTTTGGAGTTTGGCCGCGAGGTTTGAATGATGCAATGAAAGAGCCGACACTAGAGGTTGCTAATTTCATTTCTAAGAAAACCAAAAGCTACGCTCGCCGATTAAGCTATGCGAAACGGATGGGAAAATAATGGACTTCATTCAATTTGCTCGGCAGCATGGCGTGATCATTAATGATTACCCACCAATTGGAGTATGGAAACGATACCCAACAGAGGATCATCCTCGCAAGCGCAACGGCGCGGTAAAGTATCTTGGCACACACGGCTTAGTACAAAACCACGCACTTGAGACCGAAGTTTCCGTCTGGCAGCCAGGTTCGGATCACGTTATAGATAGGCCGATGGTAGCCAAGGCTGTTAAAGATGCACAGGAAGATATCTTACGGATGCAGAAGGATGCAATGCGTAAGGCTGTTGGTATGCTTAACTCTTCCGGATTGATGCGGCATAAGTACTTGCAGGACAAAGGATTCGACCAAGAGCAGGGTAATGTCTGGATGCGTGATGGCGTACCTTATTTACTTATCCCAATGCGCGTAAAAAATTCTTTGGTAGGTGTACAGGTTATAGAAGAGGATGGCACTAAGAAGTTTTTATACGGCCAGCGTACAGGTGGAGCATCCTTTACCATCGACAACAATGGTACACATTTCTTGGTTGAAGGTTACGCCACAGGTCTTGCTGTCCGTGCTGCGTTGAAGGCGCTGAAGAAACGATACACGCTACACATTTGTTTCAGTGCTGGGAATATGATCAAAATTGCGGCTACTCTTCCAGATGGGATTGTGATCGCGGATAACGACGAGAGTGGGACAGGTGAGCGGGTGGCAAAGCAGATTGGCTGGCCGTACTGGATGAGCGATTCAGTAGGTGAGGACTTCAATGATTTCTGGCGGAGAGTAGGCCTGTTCAAATCAACACAAAGCCTCGCTAAATTAATGTTGAGCATCGGATAGGATCGCTGGGGAAAATTGCAGCAACCCCTCCGTATAGGGTTGGACATCGGCAAGGCTATCAAGTATTTCAATTCCTAATGAAAGCACTTGTTCTCCCTGCCCTGTCCAATCCGATACTATTCGGACGCAGCCATCATCATTCTCAATCAAATGAATCGTAAATATTTTCTTGTTCTGTAATTGAGACAATTTTAGTTTCCTTTTGATCGGTTGCATCACAATCGTACGCGGTTCGCAAGACTATTGCAGCTACTTCATCCCTACTTGCCGCCGTAATTTCCAGCACGAATTCCACTTCGCGGATTATTTTCACATGGAATTTCATACTACTCCAGAGAATACAATTAATAAAAATAGCATGGCGGCTACACAAACACCCGCCATTGCCATCGCGACAATTTTCCAAAGTTCCAGGTCGTCCATTATTCTTTTGCCCACTGCATGGCAACGATGTAATTTTTCATAAAGCTTTGTACTACCTCAAGCAAATCATCGGCTTCGTAGTGTTCGAACGGCTCCCAAGCAAACATCTTTTTATCTCCAGTGGCATCCGATGTGTCGCCTGATTCCAATAGTTCTATCGGGTTATCAGGCCACTCATCCTCATCAACATTACTAAATACATCACTCAATGCTGCGCCTTTTGCGTATTCGATAATTTCTTGCATGGTTTTCATTTTAATTTCCCCTTAATATTATGTTTTCTCACCTTCTTGTACCCAAGCCATCGCCCGATAGATAGCCTCCGCTAAAGTATCTATCTCTTCTTCTAAGCTATCCTCGTCCCAATGTTCGAACGGTTCCCACGCGGTATCATCATCTGAATAAAAGTGGGATTCGGCTAATCCACGGGCGTACTCTCTCATTTCGTCTTTAGTTCTCATGGTTATTTTCCTTGTGTTAATTCGATTGGCACTTCTACCTCGTCACCCATCTTGCTCGCGACGTAGCAGCGCATGGCTGCAATGAGCGGGGTTTCGCCTGTTTCTTCGAGGCCTAGTTCGTTGGGCGTAAACGATTCCGCTGCCCACTCTTTACCCCTTGACCATAAGCTGATCTTCTCCCGCTCAATGATCGCACCGCCTTGTTCCCAGCCGGCTGATGGGGTGTAACCACCCTCAAGAATAAACCCTACGTCTAGGGCATCGCCGTTGATTACACCTTCGCACTTCGCTACTGCCCAATCAAGTTTTAAGCCTGTTAACTCACTTGTTTTCATTTTGATTCTCCAATTAAGTGTTTAGCTTTGACCACTGCTTCGGCCAAAGTATTGTGGCGCAGGTACATTACAACTCTGGCATCAGCATCAGTGTCCACAAGTTCGACGTTATATCCTCGGTCGTCGTGATATACCCGCGCCTCAATTCCATATTGGTCATTCGGATAGGTTGCGATTAGATTCATAATTTTCCCCATTGTTCTGCCATAGCGGCTGCAATTCCAGCATAAGTGGTGCTGCGTAATTTCCACCGGTTCGGGCTCGGCGGTAGGTAGTGCAAGCGCTCCCGCTCCCGCTTCGGCAACAGCATCATGGCGGCCTTAACGTTGTTTGTGGCCTGTAATTCCGGTAAGCCGGTCAACCATAGGCCGGTAGCCTTTTGCTCCATATGTCCAAACATCCAAGGCTGCACGATCTGGGTTTGTTTTATGCCGCCGATGCGCTCGATTGCGTACTTATGCATGATCGGGTTTTCTATGCACTTCCGTTTGATTGGCGAGTCCAGAAACATCTTAAAAAAGGCCGCACCATCATCCAATTGCGCCCATCTATCCGGCTTGCGCGATAGCCAGCTAACACCTGAATTCGCCAGATACGTACAGGGCGGGTGCGCGATTAGTAAATCCCAATTGTGGTCTAGAATGTCCGCTACATTTCCCTGATAGTGATCGCCAGAACTAAGGCTGTCACAGGGCAATAGATCGCACGACATGGCGTAATGCCCACGCGCAAGGAATGCATCGCGCACCGTCCCGCTGTACTCACAGGCTACCAGCACCCTCATTTCAGCCTCGCATACAATTCCGTCCTGATGTCCGGCAAGCGGTGAATCATGCCGAGATTAATCAGTGCCTGTAATTCATCTCGAACCTTGCTCCAATTTTTAATTTTATTGCTGCGTAGGCCGGTAACAATGTCTTTCCATTCCGCACCATCAGCGGAAATAATGTCCAGCAATTGCATTTGTAATTTAGTCATACTGTAAATCCTCCATAGCGTCCCATGCGCGGCAATAGCAGATTAAAAACCCAAATTGGAAATCGGTAATTTGCTCGCGTAAAATCAGTTCATCGGCCGACTCAAGCGGCAAGTCGTTTTCCTTACAGAATTTCATCAATATAGTGATCATTGCGTCGCGCATTACTCTTCCCCTCTTGAGAAAATTTCGTCGTTAATTTCGTTAAAATTTGTCCAATCCCAATTGCGGGCGTGGTCATCATTTGGAATATTTTTAGTAATCTCTAAACCCTGTTCCTCCAATTCATCCAGCGAATAAAACGTATAGGGGAAATAGCTCTCGATATGCTCTTGAATTTCCAGCCAATCATCCGTCGATATACTTTCGAAAGTGTCTGAAAGCGTCATGTCCATGCGCGCCAAGAAAAAACGCGGGTTTTTTGCACTATCCCGCAGCGCTGGATCGGCGTAGTCAATCCATAGCAT